ATAAGAAACGAACTAGTTAATGGGATATATAAAGGAGATATAAGAATTAAATCTAAATATATATTACCAAATCTATCTGATATTGTAGTTAGTGGATATTTTAATTGTCCTGATAATAAACTTACGTCTTTAAAAGGATCTCCTAAAGAAGTTGGTGGAGATTTTTATTGTCCTTATACTAACCTTACATCTTTAGAAGGAGCTCCGCAAAAAGTTGGTAGAGATTTTAATTGTTCTAGTAATAACCTTACATCTTTAGAAGGAGCTCCTAAAGAAGTTGGTGGAAATTTTAATTGTTCTAATAATAACCTTACATCTTTAGAAGGAGCTCCGCAAAAAGTTGGTAGAGATTTTTATTGTGATAATAATAACCTTACATCTTTAGAAGGAGCTCCGCAAAAAGTTGGTGGATATTTTAATTGTTCTGATAATAAACTTACGTCTTTAAAAGGAGCTCCTAAAGAAGTCCGCGGAGATTTTTATTGTGATAATAATAACCTTACATCTTTAGAAGGAGCTCCTAAAGAAGTCCGCGGAGATTTTTATTGTTTTAATAATAAACTTACATCTTTAGAAGGGGGTCCAAAAGAAGTTGGTGGATATTTTAATTGTTCTAATAATAAACTTACGTCTTTAAAAGGAGCTCCGCAAAAAGTTGGTGGAAATTTTAATTGTTTAAGAAATCTAGCTAGTCTCGACTATAAAGCATGGTTGTCAAAACAATAATCTTATTATGAATAATAAATGTGTGCCAGGAAATGAACCGTTTGGTTTCGTCAAAGGTATGAAACAAAAAGAAAAATGAAAAAATCAAAGGAAGATATTCTGGCATCTCTTACTGCTAACACTCCTAAGGAAATGCTGCCTATTGAAGTAGTTCCTGAATATATTGGACCAAGCCATGACGATATTATAAAGGATACTGAAGAAGACTATGCATTTGCAAGAGCACATATGAAGAAACTCATAGATGTTTCTGATGAAGCAATTGCTACATTAGGAGCATTATGTGCCGATTGTGAACAACCAAAATCCTACGAATTTCTCTCAACATTGATAAAAAACTCTGCAGATATTAATAACAATCTCATGATTCTCCAAAGAGATCGTAAGAAGCTGATTCAAGATAAACCCAAAGAAACTCAAGCCGGTATTAATGTAGGGGGATCAATTACTACAAATAACAATTCTATCTTTGTAGGATCTACTATTGAATTGCAGAAGTTTTTGAAAGATCAACAAAAAACTATAGATATATGATTTTTGATAATCAAAAAACTAAGGAAAATGGATATTTGGGAAATCTCAATGTAAAGAAAAATGGAGTAAATATAGACTTTACATCAGAACAGATTACTGAATATGTTAAATGTATGCAGGATCCTGCATATTTTATCTGTAACTATGTTAAAATTATAAGTTTGGATGATGGATTAGTTAATTTTAAATTGCGAGGATATCAGGAAAATCTGATTAGCCATATTACTGATAACAAATTTATTGCAGTACTAGCGCCGAGACAATCGTCCAAGTGCCAACATATAAATACAATCGTAACCATTCGTAATAAGATGACAGGTTTAATTGAAAAAATAACAGTTGGAGATTTATATGAAAGAACTAAAATAAATTTGTCACAAGATATTGACAGAGACCAAACCAAACACTAGAAAATTACATCCATTATATACTGAATATATTTCTCATATAATAGAAACTCATGATAAAGTTTTCGAAAACTTTAAAACTAAAAGTCCTGTAATAAAAATTAGCAGGCTTTTTAATGCGTTAACTAAAGATCATGAAGAAGGGGAAGTTGAATGTCAAATATGTAAACTATATAAAAGAAACAGCATAATTCAACACGTTAATATTTCTCATGGATTGTCTGGAAAAGAATATAAGAAACTATATAATGCAGAATTAGTATCTGATGGAATCAAAGAATATTCATCAGAAAAAATCAAAGGTGATAAAAATCCCGGCTGGCAGCATGGTGGGAGATTGTCTCCATTTTCAGAAAAATTCGTGAAGTATCAAGGAAAACCTAAGGAAGAAATCTCAGAATCTCTTAGAGAATTATATGAAAAAGTCGGATCATCGAATAAAGAAAATGGAAACAATAATAAGACTATAATATATTGGACTTCGAGGGGATATTCAGAAGGAGATGCTAAAAAAGAACTTTCAAAACGAGGAATTACATTTTCATTGGAAACTTGTATTGAAAAACATGGAGAAGAGATTGGTAGAAAACTATGGTTGGAACGTCAAGAAAAATGGCAAAAAACAATGAAATCAAAACCAATAGAAGAAATTGAACGAATCAATCGGGATAAATCTACTGGGCGAATGTGTCAGTTATTTAATAGTAATCCAGAAGTGAAACTTATTCCCAGTTTGTTATATTATGTTCGATTTTTTAATGATGATAATAGTGTTGAGTTTTGGAAAGTTGGAATTACATCACATGATCAAGTATCTAAAAGATTTCCTTCTATTAAACGATATGGTTTACAATATGAAATAATATCTACAAATATTAATATGAATTTTTATGATGCATTTAAAGCTGAACAAAATTTTCTCCATAAATATAAAGAACATAGAATTAATATTGATTATAATGGATTTACAACAACAGAATCATTTTCAATCAATGTCTTGAATAATCAAATATTATGAGTCCTTTATTATCTGAAACAGTTAAAAGAAAGTTCATTGATACTCTTCCTATAGATGATTATGAAATTCTGACAGATACTGGATGGGAAGACCTTACTCATATTAATGTAACTATTCCATATGATGAATATGAGATTACATTAAAGGATAATAAATCTATGATATGCGCGGATACTCACATTTTCTTTAATGAAAATACTGAAGAAATCTTCGCAAAGGATTGTGATAATATCAAAATTCAAACAGTGGACGGGCCAATTCAAGTTGAGTCTGTTATCAAAAATGGTAAACAATCCAATATGTTTGATCTATCTGTAAATTCCGACAATAACAGATATTATACAAATGATATTTTGAGCCATAATAGCACTACTGCTATTGCCTGGTTGTTTTGGTATATCATGTTTAATGCTGATAAACAGGTTGGAATTCTTGCAAATAAAGGGGCTATATCTCGTGAAATGCTTGCTAGATTTACCTTAATGTTAGAAAATCTTCCATTCTGGTTACAACCCGGATGTAAGGTGCTTAATAAGGGTTCTATCAAATTTTCACATAATTCCGAAATTATTGCGGCTGCCACATCATCATCTAGTATTCGTGGAAGAAGTCTTAACTGTGTTACAGGTGATACTAAAATATGTATATCAGCCAGAGATGGTATTTATTATATGACTACCATAGAGAATTTATATACAAATTTTTCTTATGGTATGAAAGTAAAAACAAAGGAGGGGTTTAAGCCCTTTGATGGTGTATTAGATCAAGGGGTTTCAGAAAAAATATTATCTATATTTCTTAATAATGGGGAAACATTAAATTGTACATATGATCATAAACTTTTATTAAATGATGGAATTTCTTTTATACCAGCAAGATTCTTAGAAAATAATGACATCTTATATCCTGATATACAAATAATCAATATATCTGAGCATAAACCAGAAAAAGTATATGATCTTATAAATGTAAAAGATACACATTCTTATTTTACAAATGGTATTATTAGTCACAATTGTCTAATGCTCGATGAGTTTGCATTCGTAAATAATGCCGACGAATTTTACACAGGTGTTTATCCGGTTATTACATCTGGCACAGATGTAAAAGTAATTATTACATCTACACCGAACGGAGTTGGTAATATGTTTTATAAAATTTGGGAAGGAGCCATTCAAGGAACCAATGATTTTAAACCATTTCGTATTAGGTGGCAAGAAATACCCGGTAGAGATGAGGTGTGGAAAAGACAAACTATTGCAAATACTTCTATTGTAAAATTTTCTCAGGAATTTGAATGCATTTCATTTTCTTCAGATATTACTATAAAAGATACTACTACTGGTATTATTTCTAATAAGAAAATAGGAGAACTTCATTCCATTTTGTGAAACCTAACTTTAAATACGAAATTCTTACTACGAAAGGTTTCAAGAAGTTTGATGGGATTTCTAAACAATCTTCATCAAAAACATATACTATTATTGGAGAAACTTTAGAATCTATTGTTGCAACTGAAAATCATAAATTTCAATGCTCCGATGATTCATGGGTGTCAGTTCTGGATTTGCTTACTACACATAGAAACTCTATTCTCAAAAATATCGGAGAAATTGTTGATATATCTCCAAATAATATTACAGAAGATGTATATGATTTGATTAATGTCGCTGATACTAAATCCTTCATTGCATCTGGTTTTATATCTCATAATTGTGAATTCATCGGATCTGCTCAAACTTTAATTTCTTCTAATATTCTTCTAGGTCTTACTTCCCGAGAACCTATTAAGACTCAATATGAAATTAAATATTATATTGAACCGTTGGAAGGGCATGTTTATATAATGACAGTTGATGTTAGTAAAGGCCGAGGGCAAGATTATTCAACATTCTCCATTTTTGATATTACAGAACAACCCTTTAAACAAGTTTGCACATTTCGAGATAATATGATTTCTCCGTTAATGTTTCCCGAATATATTATCCGAGGAGCTAAATTATATAATAATGCTATTGTTATTATTGAAAATAATGATGTAGGACAAGTTGTTTGTAATTCTGTATATTATGATTATGAATATGATAATCTATTTGTACAATCTTCTCTTAAGGCTTCAGGTGTTGGAGTTACTATGACTAAGAGGGTCAAACGCGTAGGTTGTTCTAACTTGAAAGATTTGCTTGAACAAGGAAAGTTAGAAGTATATGATGCAAATACAATAATTGAATTGACTTCATTTGAACCTAAGGGTGAAAGTTATGCAGCATCAGGGTCTAATCATGATGATATGGTCATGAATTTAGTATTATTTGCATGGTTTGTTTCAACAGAAGCTTTTGGAAATATATCATCCATTGATTTAAAATCATTATTGTATGCCGATAAGATTAAGGAAATGGAAGAGAATGATTTGCCATTCGCCATAATGACTTCTGAATATAACGAATATTCCAGCCCATCGATGGAGTATTATGAGAAAGCTAAGGCCGAACTTGAAGAGTGGGGTCACTTATAAAAATGCTCAAAAAATATAAATAGAATTGAGTGAATTCTTCCTTATCATGAGTTTCTTATTATTAACACCCTCGAAAACAAATATATGTCTACCCTATTATCAGCAGGAATTTCGGTCACTGAATCTGACTTAATTTCCTATATACCTCCTGTATCATCTTCAATTGCGGCCTATGTAGGTCATTTCAATTGGGGGCCTGCAGATGAATTAGTAAATGTAAATTCCGAAAAAGCTTTAGCTACTATCTTTGGCGCGCCAAATATTAATGCTCATGCTGAATCGAATTTTATTACTTCTTATTTGACTGCTGCGGCCTTTTTTCAATATGGCAACTCCATGAGAGTTGTACGTTCCGTTTCGGATAGTGCAACAAATGCAGTTGGATATATGGAAACTTATGGTAACTCTTCAGCCACAGGACTTCTTATTAGAAATAAGGAAGCGTTTGATATTCATAACTTTGCTACCTTATCTCCAAATCATACCCATGATCTCATCTTTGCTCGTTATCCAGGAAACCTTGGCAATGGGCTTGAAGTTCAATTTTATCATTTTGATAACTGCCCTCCTTCAGATATTTCAGTTTCAAATTCGTTAGCTAAAGATTGTAAAAGTTATTTTGGTAAATTGCCAACTACTACATATTGGGCTTCTAATTCACAAGTTCCATTTCTAGAGAATGATGAAATTTATATCACAGTAACTGATAGTCTTGGTTACATTTCGGGATCTCCTGGAACTATACTTGAATCATATCAAGGTTTATCATTGTCATCTGGAGCGAAAACCAGCACTGGTTCTAACAACTACTATGTTGATGCTATTAATGAGGGATCTTCTTACATTTACATCAATGAAACTGCCCATAATTATGGGGTGCTTGCAACATTACATTCTGGTTCCAATATGTATAATCTTACTCATGAAAATGCCAATTTTATATTTACTGGAGGTTTAAATGGCACCAGTTCAGACTTAGTGTTTTCTTCGGACAATGTTTATAAGTCATTAACTCTTCTATTATTCTTGGATACTGAAAACACTATCATTGATTTATTGTGTGCGGAATCCTTTGAATCTGACACTATAGGATCAAATCCTGCAGCTAATGCCAAGGTGAAGAATCAATTACTTAGTATTGCAGAAACTCGAAGAGATTTAATGGTATTCATCTCGGCACCTCTTGATCTATATAGACAACAAACCACTCAAAAACTTCAATGGGTTCTTAGTGGAAGAGACAATCTTTCAGATCCTAGTTCGAGCTTTTCATTCTATGATAATACTCCGGTATATGTTTATAACAAATATACTGACAAATATTATTGGACTCCTGCTTGTACTCATATGGCTGGTTTGTGTGCATTCACAGATTCTATTACAGATCCATGGTTTTCTCCTGCTGGGCTTAATCGCGGTTCTCTTCGTGGAGTTACTAAGTTGGCATATAATGCTGCACAACAAGATCGGGATGATCTTTATAATGACAATATCAATGCTATTATAAGCATTCCTGGAAGCGGTATTGTTCTTTATGGTGATAAAACGGGATTATCTCGACCATCATCATTTGATCGAATTAATGTTCGCCGACTATTCATTAATATTGAAAAGGCTTGTCGTAAAGCTAGTCGCTATCAATTGTTTGAATTGAATGATGAGTTTACTCAACGAGCATTCCGCAATACTATTAATCCATATCTCAGAGATATTCAATCGAGACGCGGCATTATTGATTTTGCGGTTGTTTGTGATTCTACGAATAATACTCCGGCCGTGGTATCTTCTAATAGATTTGTTGCTGACATTTATATCAAGCCAGCCTTCTCTATTAATTACATTCAACTTAACTTTATTGCTACGCGTGATACTATCACATTTACTCAAATTTCAGGTTAATTTTATAAACATTAAAAACTAATATAAATAATAATAATATGAGTCAAGGAATATCACAATTTAAAGGGCAATTTAATGGTGGAGGTGCTCGACCTAATCTATTCAAAGTAGCTATGCAATTTCCCGGAAGTGTTGGAGTAAATGCATCTCAACTTTCGGAATATATGATTAAGGCTGCTTCATTACCATCGAGTGTAGTTGGAGAAATATCTGTTGGATATCGCGGGCGTAAATTGAAAATTGCCGGAGATCGTGTGTTTGCCAATTGGACCGTCACTGTATATAATGACACTGATATGTTATTACGAAATGCGTTCGAATCTTGGATGAGTCTTATCGGGCAAAATGCGGCAAATATATCAAATTCAAATCCTCCCTTGGATGGATATATGACTGATCTTGCTGTATATCAATTGGATCGCCAAGAAAATGTTACTAAATCCTATAAGTTTATTGATGCATGGCCAGTAAATATTCAGGACATTCCTCTAGACTTTGATACCAATGATGCTATTGAAGAATTTACAGTTGAGTTTGCATATCAGTATTGGGTTTCTCCAGCTGATGGGCAAACTATGTAATATCGACTATTATTGTCCGACTATCTCTAAATTATGAGGGATAGTCGGACTTATATATAATTTATGAAATTATTTGGATTTGAAATAAGTAAAAAGATTGATAAAAGGTCCTCTGAAAGTGGAGGTCTTGAGATTGATAATACTATTAAGTCATTTGCTATACCGTCGCAAAATGACGGTACTATGTTATTGCCCTCATCATCTGCTGCAGGGTATTATGGTCAAATCCTTGATATTGATGGCACCTCCTTTGTTAATGAAAAGGATCTTATTCTTAAATATAGAGCGGCGGCAGGTCAGCCGGAATGTGATACTGCTATTGCTGATATTACCAATGCTGCAATTATCTCAGACTCAAAGGGAAGCCCAGTCAAGTTAGATCTTGATGTAGTTGATTTACCTCAAAAAGTTAAAGAACGAATTTTTGAGGAATTTAATATTATTCTTCAACTACTTGATTTCAATTTTACGGGTTATGATATTTTTCGGAGATGGTATATTGATGGAAAAGTGTATTTCCATCTACAAATCGATTCATCAAAACCAAAGGACGGAATTAAAGGTATAGTACAAATTGATCCTTTAAAGATCAAGAAAATTAAAGAAATATCTACTACTATTGATAGAGTATCTGGCATCAAATCAAATAAGATTACAGCAGAATACTTTTTATATTCCGATGATTTTTCCAGTAGTACAACCGGTGTTAAAATTGATCCAAATGCTATTGTATATGTACCTTCAGGGATTCTAGATGAATCTGGGAAAATCTCGATTTCGTATTTACACAAATCCATTAAGTTGGTAAATCAATTGCAAAAGATGGAAGATTCATTGGTAATCTATCGTGTAGCAAGAGCACCAGAACGCAGAATCTTCTATATCGACGTAGGAAATCTTCCTAAAGGTAAAGCTGAAGAGTATGTTCAGGGTCTCATGGCGAAATACCGGAATAAATTAGTGTATGACGCTTGCTTGGATATGAATACTTTGATACCTCTTCTTGATGGGCGAACTTTATCATTAAGAGATATACAAACAGCATTCGAAAATGGTGAGAGATTATGGGCGTATTCATGTGATCCTAATACTGGTAAATTTGTCCCAGGTTTAATTACAAGTGCAGGAGTTACTAAATTTAATCAAGATGTTATTAGATTGACTCTTGACAATGGTAAGACTATTACTTGTACTCACGATCATAAATTTCCTGTTTGGAATAAGGGTAAAGTTGAAGCTAAAGATTTAATTATTGGCGATTCAATGATTCCTTTTTATACACGAGAAGAAAAAATAGTATCTAAACATTCCGGTTATCATCAACATTTCGATAATTCTGATAAAAAATGGATATTTACACATAGGGCAGTTTCTATCTGGAAAGATAAAAATTTATTAGATAACGAGTGGGTTTATGATACATCTGTAGTAATGGAACAAAAAGGAACTATTCATCATAAGAATTATAATAGATATGATAATTCTCCCGAGAATCTAGTCAAAATGAATAGTAAAGATCATTTTAAATATCATAAGCAACATAATGGTCTTGCTGGTAAAATTGGAGGTAAAGTTACAGCCGATAGAATTAGAGCAAAGGGAGATAAATTCTTTCCTAATTTAGATCCGATTAAAATGCGGCTAATTCATGCTGAGTGTGGAAAAATAGCTGGGCGGTTTGCAGTAGAGAATAAAATAGGAATTCATGGATTATCACATGAAGAAATATGTGATAATGCTAAATTAGGAAGTGATGCTTTATTAGCAAAATTTGCTGATCCTGCTTTTTATGCATCTATATGTGCAATACAAAAGGCCAGTTGGAATAATAGAGACGATCGTAGATTAGCAGCCGCCGAAAGAGGTAAAACCTTATCTATGGAGCATTTTCAAAATATGAGTGTTCTTGGTAATGGATCTCGTTGGGGTTCTAATAAATCCGAAGAAAATAGAAAAGCTCTATCTGAATCACAACAGATAATGTATCCTAAGAATATATCATCAATAATCGAAGATGCAGTTCGAACAAATAAATCCGTTTCCGATATACTTATCCATATAAATGCTCATATTGATCATAATGAATGGACACATCTGAATGATAAAAAGATTATTAAACTTCGTAAATCTATATCACCATTTACACATAAAGACCTTAGGCGTTTATGTAAAACTGCTAGCTTTAATACAATTAAAGAATATAAAGAGGCTCTACTTTATAAAAATCATAAGATTATTAATATAGAATATCTAGATGAAAAAATTGATGTTGGCACACTTGGTATTGATAAAGATGAAATTTATCATAACTATCACACATTTGCTCTAGACGCTGGAATATATACATGCAATTCTACAGGCGACATACGAGATGACAGAAAATCAATGTCAATTTTGGAAGACTTTTTCCTTCCCAGAAGAGATGGGTGTATTTCTCTTGATACTAAGATTAAAATACTAGATGGCAGAGACACACCTCTAATTGATTTAATTCAAGATTATAATTCAGGTATTCAGAATTGGGTATATTCAGTATCTCCTGATGGTACTATAGTTCCTGGTAAAATCTCTTGGGCTGGTATAACAAGAAGAAATACTGAAGTTGTTAAAGTTTATCTCGATAATGGAGAAGTTGTTACAACAACTCCAGATCATAAATTCATTCTTCGTAATGGTGAAAAAGTTGAAGCTAAAGAATTAGTAGTTGGTAGTTCTCTTGCAACATATAATACTGAAGATACTAATAATCTTCATATAGTTGAAACTATTGAGTTTGTTCCTAATAAGATTGATGTTGGTACTCTTACTATTGATGAACATCATGAACATCATGACTATCATAACTTCGCTTTAAGTTCTGGTATATTTGTAATGAATTCCAAAGGTACAGAAATCACCACACTTCCCGGCGGAGAGAATCTTTCCGAAATTGCTGATATTAATTTTTTCCAAAAGAAGTTATATCGGTCTCTTAATGTACCATCTGCTCGACTTGAAGCTGATTCATTATTTGTATCTGGTCGTTCATCGGAAATTTCAAGAGAGGAAGTAAAGTTTCAAAAGTTTATTTCAAGACTTCGCAAAAAGTTTTCCATAATGTTTTCAGATATGTTGCGAGTACAGTGTATCCTTAAAGGGATTATCACTTTAAAAGATTGGCCAGCAATTCGAGAATGTATGGGCGTTGACTTTATTGAAGATAATTTTTATTCCGAACTTAAAGATTCTGAGATTCTCAGAAATAGATTAGAAGTACTCGAATTGATTCAACCTAGTATAGGAATATATTATTCTAACAAATGGATTCGTTCAAATGTTCTGAATATGTCTGAGCATGATGTTATTCGTATGCAAGAAGAAATGGATGAAGAGAAAGCAGCTGAAGAAAAAACTCCAACAGAAGAAGAACCTTCCAGCGAGGAAGAAAAATCTGTTCCAGAAGAAGAACCAGAAGCCGAAGTTCCTGCATCTGAGGAAGAAGAACCATCTCCAGAAGGAGAAGAAGAGAAGCCTGGAAAAGAATGGTCAATTAATATGAATAAGAGAGCATAAAATTCTAAATTATTTTATTTACAAACTATAAATACAAATATGATTGAAAACTTTTTAAATAATCTTGCTTCTGATAATACAGAAAAGACGGATGCATCATTCAATAACCTTATTATGACCAAGGTTAATACTGTTCTTGATATTAGTCGAATCGAGTTGACTTCTGATATCTTTAATAAGCAAAAGAGTGTGTCTGAATCTGCAGATGATGCTTATAAATGTGCTCTTGCACAAGAACAATCTAATCCACGATTTGTAGAATCTCAAGATATTATTGCTCAAGGACTTACTCCTACTCAAGCTCAAGCGTTTGATAGTATGATTTCTCAATGGGTTATTACTGGTGGAAATCTTCAACAACTACTTCGAAATTTCTATCAAAAACTTTTACTTTCCGGTAATAATATATCAAATCCTCGTATGCAAAAGGCTTTGGCATTTGTTCTCGATAAACTATAAAATCTTATGATTAAAAAATTCATTAAACTTATATCGGAAGATAATAAATTTGCAAAAGATGCAATGCTTACTAATATTATTATGACTAAAGTCAATACGGCCCTTGATATTAAACGGATTGAAATGGCTGTTAGTGTATATAATGAATCGATGGAGGATGATATAGCTTTTGGTAAGCAAGAATTTCTAAAATTAAACCTTAAAGTGGGAGCTCATACTAATGTAGGCGATTTTATTAAGTCAGATGATGATGCTGCTTATTTTATGAATGGTCCAAATAGGAAAACTATACCATTTGGAGCAAAAGTTATTGGTGGTAAATCTACTTTTTCTAATATCCGGGTATTAACTGATATAGAATGGGAAGAAAAACAGCAAACTCATACAGATACAATGCAAGCTCATGTGAATAGAACTCCCAAACGTATTGACTAATGATAAAATCTTTCTTAAATTACATAGCAGATGATAATACTGAATTGAGCAATTCAACTCTTCATAAATTAATTAGGAAGAAGGTGAATGAATCTATCTTAGATAAAAAAGTAGAATTATCTGTTGATATTTTAAATGAAAATCCGGTAACTGATAAAGTAAAAATATTAGGTAAAGCTGGACTATATCCAAAAGATGATGAACTTGATATATTACGCAGTATAAACATTATTTCTAACGGTGGAGACCTTTCAACCATTCAAAGAAAAAAGGCTTATAATCTTTTACTTAAACTTATTGAAATTGATACAAGTTCAGATCTTTTTATTAAGATAAAACAACATCTAGAAAATGATCAAGTTAAGTTAGGGGAGAATATAATGAGAAACGAATCTATTGAAAATCCATCCATAGTTGATACTATTGAAAATGATTCAACAAAAAAGAAATCTAGTATAGATGCTATCTTTAAAAAATTAAGAGGCAAAGATTCTGAATTAACAATGCTTGATTATAACAGATTACATGATTTATTTTATGATGGAGATGGATCTGATAAAAATTGGTCTGATACAAAGAAAAAATTAAAGGCTATCCTTGCTGATTATTCTGAAGATGAAGAGATTCCAGATTTAATTCAATCTTTGACTGCTGCTATTAATAAAGGAGCTAAACTTGTAATATCTCCTGAAAAGGATAATGAAGATAAAATTACTCTTGTAAATAAGCTTGGCAATAAACTTGAGATAATTAAAGAACTTGAAGGTAAACTTGAGCCATTAGATTATGAGGATGTGTATAACATATTCTTTAGAAATAAAGCTGATATGGAAGCCGGAAAAGAAATATTGATTAGGTTAATCGCGCAATATAAAGAAAATGAAGAGGCTACAACAGTATTAAATAAATTAGCTCCAATGTTAGGAATTAAATCTAAAGAATCTCCGGAAATTGCGCCTGAGGAAGATGAAGATGAGGAATAAATGCAGAAAAACATGCTAAAACTATAAATAGAATTGTAATAAGTGCTTGAAAATGAGCACAAAATATAAATAAACACATGCTTTTAATAACAGAAACTCTTGATTCTACTGTAAACCACATAACCGAAATGAATGGTTCTGGAGGTCAGAATCATTATATCACTGGCTGCTATATGCAGAGTGAGGTTGAGAATCGTAATAGACGCATTTATCCACGACAGATTCTTGAAAGAGCTGTTACAAAATATATTGATGAATATGTAAGTAAAGGCCGGGCAATTTCTGAGTTGGCTCATCCGTCTGGGCCTGCTATTAATCTTGATAAAGTATCGCATCGAATTACTGAACTCGCTTGGGTTGGTAATGATGTTATGGGTAAGGCTTTGATTCTTAATACTCCCATGGGTCTTATCGTAAAAGGTCTGCTTGATGGTGGTTGTAAGCTTGGTGTATCTTCTCGCGGATTGGGAACGGTTTCTTCTCGTAATGGTAAGACTTATGTTAATGATGATTATGCTCTTACAGCAATTGATATTGTTCAAGATCCATCGGCTCCTGCTGCATTTGTTAATGGTATAATGGAAATGACAGAATACTTCTATGACACCAATACAGATATTGTGGCAGAAACTTCTGAAAAATATAAGAAGTTCATGAAAAATTTAAGTTCGCCTCAATTGGTTGAACAACAGACTAAATTGTTTGCTCAATTTTTAAATGAGATAAACATAAAACTTTAACTATGGAGACCAACGTTGTTGTGAAGTGAATATTGGTATGGAACTAGTGAAAATAAACATGAGACTGAAAGCTAAAGAAATTGTTCTTTAATTTCCTCTCCAACTCAAACAAACAAAAGTAATAAAATATGAAGCATAAAACAAATATTGAAGACGAGGATACCATTGAAGATATCTCCGAAAATACATTACTTTCTCTTGATGAGCTTGCAGGAATTGCAAAGGCAATTGCGGAAGCCAAAGGTAAGAAGAAAGATGATAAAGATAGTGATGAGGAAATAGATGCAAAGCTTGGTCCTAAGGATGAAGCTAAAAAGTCTAAGTCTAAAAAGATTACATCTGACGAAGATGAAGATAATTCAGATGATGAAGATGATGAAGATGAAGAAAATTCAGATGATGAAGATGAAGAAAATTCAGATGATGAAGATGATGAAGATGATGAAGATGACGAGAATTTAAATGAAGATGAAGAAAATTCAGATGATGAAGAAGAAGCTGAAAAAACTAAACAGTTGAAGCAAACTGGTTTGTTTAGTGATGCTGATATTAAGAAAGTCATTATTACCCTTAAACTAATTAAGGATGAGGAAGAAGTTAGCCAAGAACAAAAAGACTTGGTTGTTTCAGTATTTCTCAAATTAGTTGGTTTAGTTACTGGTGATGAAGATGTATTCGAAAAGCTTAAAAAAACTATAAAGAGTGCCGAAGAAAATTCAGAAAACAAGAAGTCTAAGAAAGAAGAATCCATCAAAGTTGATCATTCTGATATCACTCGTCTAGTTGAATCTGAAGAAGGTCTTACAGAAGAATTCAAGGAACGTGCTACTATTATTTTTGAAGCAGCAGTTCTTTCTAAGGTTTCTGAAATTAGATCTAATCTTGAAGAAGAATATGAAACTCGTTTGAGTGAAGAAACTGAAACTATTAAAGATAATCTCATTGAAAAGATTGATAATTATCTCACTTATGCAGTTGAGGCTTGGGTAGAAGAAAACAAAGTCGCCATTGAATCAAGTTTGCGTACTGAAATTGCAGAGAACTTCATTACTTCTTTAAAATCTGTATTCGTCGAACATTATATTGAAGTGCCTGAAAGTAAGGTTGATCTGTTTGCTAATCTAGAAGCAGAAGTAATCAAGCTTAAAAAAGATGTACGTGAAGCTGAACGAATTTCTGAATCCTTAGCCGCCGGAGTAATCACTCTGACCCGCGAAAAGATTATGCAGGAATCATTCTCTGATCTTGCTGATACACAGGTAGAAAAACTAAAGTCACTTGTCGAAGACGTTGAGTTTGTTAATGCATCTTCTTACAAAAAGAAGATTGATACAATTAAGAAATTCTATATTACCGGATTAGATAATGACACAGAAACATTGCACGAAGACTACGATGATAATGCATATGTTAGTACTGAAACCATTGTAGAAAATGAAACCATGGATGAAGATTACGTATCTCCAATCATGTCAAGATATTTAACCGCTATCTCACGTTCAGCTAAGGCTGCAAGCTAAAGCAACATGAAATAAGGTTCTAACCAAAACAACAACAACAACAAAATAGAATAAAAATATGTTCAACTCAGAACAACTCGAAAAGAAGTGGGCTCCTGTACTAGAAACTCGTGATGCTCCAAAGTTCAAGGATAACTATCGTCGTGCTATCACTGCGGTTCTCCTAGAAAATCAAGAAAAGGCGATGCATGAAGAAAATTCGGCATCTAATTTCCTCAACGAAAGTAATACTATCGGTGGTTCAGCTATCGGTGGTGGTACTGGTGCAGTTAAGACTTGGGACCCTGTCCTTATTAGTCTTGTGCGTCGCGCAATGCCAAACATTGTTGCGTATGATATTGCTGGCGTTCAGCCAATGACCATGCCTACTGGCTTGATCTTTGCTATGCGTTCTCAATACCAAGATAAAGACGGTGCTAATACAGTTGAAGCATTGTATAACACTCCTGATACTAGTTTCTCTGGTGATGACCAAGTTGGTGGCCGTCAAGGTCTTACTACTGCTATTGGTGAAACTCTATCTGGCAACTCAGCTTCTAATACAACAACATGGGTCGATCCAAATGCTGCTAATGGATATCGTACAGATGGTGGTACTGCTGCAACATATAACCTCGGTCAAACTAATGGTGCTAGCGGCGGCGCTGCTGGTGGTTTCGGTCAAATGGGTTTCACTGTCGATAAAACAACTGTTACTGCTAAGACTCGCGCCCTTAAGGCTGAGTACACAATGGAATTGGCCCAAGACCTTAAGGCCGTTCACGGTCTTGATGCTGAAGCTGAACTTGCTAACATCCTATCGGTTGAAATCCTTGCAGAAATTAATCGCGAAGTACTTAGCACTGTTAATGCCAAAGCAAAGCTTGGTGGTATTATCTCCAATGGAACTCCTTCTGGCTACTTCGATATCAATGAAGATGCAGATGGTCGCTGGGCCGTTGAAAAATTCAAGTCATTAATCTATCAGATTGAGCTTGAAGCTAATGCAGTCGCCAAAGCAACACGTAGAGGGAAAGGTAACATTGTTATCTGTTCATCTAATGTAGCCTCAGCACTTGCTGCCGCTGGTGTTATGGACTATGCTCCTGCTATGTCAACCAACTTGAATGTTGATGATACTGGTAATGTATTCACAGGTATGATCAATGGTCGTCTCAAGGTGTTCATTGACCCATATGCTGATACTGATTATATCAATGTTGGTTATCGTGGTTCTAATGCATATGATGCAGGTATCTTTTACTGCCCATATGTCCCTCTAACCATGGTGCGTGCCGTCAATCCTGAAACCTTTCAACCAAAGATCGGCTTTAAGACACGTTATGGTCTTGTTGCCAATCCTTTCGCTGGTGGTGCAGCTTCAACTGAAACTGGTGCTAATCGCGCCAACCCTTACTTCCGTATCTTCGGAGTAACTGGTCTTGGTCAAGGTTCTGATATTCCTACTGGCCGTAGTAACAAATACGGTTACTAAGCTAATTAGTAACAGATTATATTTCTAAAGTATAATCTGATTACGAAAATTCAAAGGGTCTCCTGTAAAAAGGAGATCCTTTTTTGTTTTATAATATCGGAAATTCATATAGGTTAATTCTATGAGGAATTGGAAGATAATCAAGTTTAGATGTGCAATCAAGAAATTCGTTCCAATATACATGAGCTTATAGTTACAATTTTTAATAAAAATTGTAACTATTCATATATGATGTTCTTATGTTTTATTCATTATAGAGCAAAGAATAATTTAATAAAGACTTATCATATATAAATAATACCATATGATATCATTTCGCCAATTTATTTCCGAAGATGTAGCTTCTCAAGAACGTCAAGCTCTTAACATTCTTAATAGAAACCATATTAAAGATCCTGAAGACGTTTTTAATGATCTTAAAGCTATTACCGAACCATATCAGGCCGGTGATAATATAACAAGACCTGCAAGAAATCAAGCTCATCTTCCTAAACTTGCTGAATTTCTTTCGAAAGGAAAAATTAAGATTAACACTTTAAAGGCCTATTATGATAGGTATATTAAGAATCCAAAATTAAATAAGACGGCAATAGTTAACTTTAAAGACTTTAGAGAGTTTGAACAATTTGTTGATGAAAATGAGGTAGTTAAGATGTCAGATCATGATTCTAGAAATAATAAAATTTCCGAAAAGAATGCTATCTATCATGATAGCGAAATAGATGTTTATCTTGGAGACACCAAGCAAGCCTGTATGCTTTATGGGCAAGGATCTAAGTTTAATTTATGTATTTCCAGAAATGATTCTAGTAATCTATTTCATGATTATAGATGGAAACATGAACTTACTACTTACTTTGTATACTTTAAAGAAGCCGGGGTTAATAATCCTAATTTTATTATCGTAGATGCTTCTAAAAAATCTCCTAAAACGTTTAGCTATAATATAATCAAACCTAATTCTGATAAAAATATATCAAAGGAAAATCTTATTACGAAATTCCCGCAATTAAAAACCGCAATGGAAAAGGGTATCTTTAAACATAAGAAAATTGAAGGAGATGAAAAGAAATATTATATAAAATATCATGGTAAATCTATTACAGATTTTTCAACTCTAGATGATAGAATTAACTTTATTGAAATGGGGGAAGAAATTGAAGGTAATCAATGGTCTAAATTAGGAGATATGGTTCCTAAACTGTTACCTTATTATATTGAAATCGGACATGATATTCCAAAGGAAGTACTTGATAAGAATACATCTTTTAAAAAACGATATGAACAAAAGTTACAACAAAGAGTTCAAATGAATCTTGATGATAATACTGATCTTGATGATTATACAAAAGATGAACTAGAATATGCTTTAAGAAATAATGATAGGGTAAAAGATAAGATAAAGCAGATAAGCAAACTAGAAGAACTTAAAATAAGAAACGAACTAGTTAATGGGATATATAAAGGAGATATAAGAATTAAATCTAAATATATATTACCAAATCTATCTGATATTGTAGTTAGTGGAGATTTTTATTGTCCTTATAATAAACTTACATCTTTAGAAGGAGCTCCTAAAGAAGTTGGTGGAGATTTTAATTGTTCTAGTAATAAACTTACATCTTTAGAAGGAGCTCCTAAAGAAGTTGGTGGAGATTTTTATTGTGATAATAATAACCTTACATCTTTAGAAGGAGCTCCTAAAGAAGTTGGTGGAGATTTTTATTGTTCTAGTAATAAACTTACATCTTTAGAAGGGGGTCCAAAAGAAGTTGGTGGATATTTTAATTGTGATAATAATAACCTTACATCTTTAGAAGGGGGTCCAAAAGAAGTTGGTGGATATTTTAATTGTTCTGATAATAAACTTACTTCTTTAGAAGGATCTCCGCAAAAAGTTGGTGGATATTTTAATTGTTCTGATAATAAACTTACTTCTTTAGAAGGATCTCCGCAAAAAGTTGGTGGATATTTTAATTGTTCTGATAATAAACTTACATCTTTAGAAGGAGCTCCTAAAGAAGTTGGTGGAGATTTTAATTGTTCTGATAATAAACTTACATCTTTAGAAGGAGCTCCTAAAGAAGTTGGTAGAGATTTTTATTGTTCTAATAATCTAGTCAAATTAGACTATAAAGCATGGTTGACAAAACAATAATCTTATTATGAATAATAATCTTCTTCCACTTACAGGGTTCAAACTATCCGTTGGCACAGACCAATTTAAACATCTCCGACACTTTGCTGTATCGGCTAATATGCCCGGTTGTAATATTGGAGAAGTATCTACGACATACCGAAATTTATCCGGGTATGTTCCATCTGATCATATATCGTATGATTCTTTGAATATTCGGTTTGCCGTCGATGAAAGTATGGTTGTATATGATGAAGTATTCCAATGGTTATCATCATGTACATCCTCTAATGTAATACCTGTACATGATATTGTCTTAAACTTTTTAACAAGTAAATTTAATATATCCCGAAGTGTAAGCTTTAGTAATGTATTTCCATCAAGTATTTCGGGTATTAATTTTGATGTACAAAATACCGAAGTTGAGTATGCTTATATCGATGTTATATTTAGATATGACAATTTTGTGTTTGTATAACAAATTATCTGACATAATCGAAAACCCCCCTCATTACTTTTTATGGTAATGAGGGGGTTTTATTTTTATTGTAATTATATATTATTCAGATTCTAAATAGCGATAAGGATCAACAAATATTTATACCTTCTTTTTTCCTTTGGGAAACACTTTATCATATACTTCCGTGATAGATATAATATTTCCACGTCCACCTCTAGGGCTTATGTTTAATCTAGTATTTGGAATACCATAATCAGATCTATCTCCACCTTTATGAGTAGCCATTAATACAGGTTGATATTCATATATGGCTAAATCACCATTATAATATATGTGATTCGCCTTAATTTCATATATGCCATTAGAATTAATAAGAACAATATCTCCTTGTATGATTAAAGATACATTATTCCTTCCCATACTTTTGCCATAATCCTTACCATACATTGCCAATAATTGTAATTTTTTATTAACTATATTTTCATATACAGTTGTATTAGGAGGCAATCCATTAGGATATAATAGCTTTATGTTTTCAATAAAAGTTTTAGTTTCTAATTGTTTTGCTATTATTTCCTCTTCTCTTAAAGAAATACCACCCCATTGATGAAAATCATTAGCTTTAGAACCTGACTTATGCGATATCCATACTATTTCTTTTCCATCAATATCAATTAAATGAAAATCAGATTTTGCATTGGGAGGATTTGATCTTGGAGTTGATTTTACGGCAGATACTTCATATATCTTACCTTTAATTTTAATTTTAATACTCGAATATCCTTCAGTCTCTTTTGCTTTATCAATTTGTTTATTCAATGATTCTATTACTTTATCTTCATTAGAAACTCTATAATATATATCTTTTCCTATGAACTCAGTATTCAATAGTATTGATTTAAACATATAAGATGACTTACAATCCGTGGATAATAGAATTAAATCATCTATAGATTTACTTTGATTTTCTATTGCCTCTATAATAGTAGGAAGAATTTCAAATACAACTTTTTTTCTATCACTTAATTCAAACGGTTCTTTAGCTTTATATTTTCTAAGAAATACAGTCGAAGTCCATGTATATTGTTTTCTCGTTATGTCCGAAAAAGTTTCTAAAATAGCCATATTATTTTAGATTGTAGATATTTCCTATATATGCATCAAACTCTATATGATGCTTTCTAAAAGAAAGCGTTAACTTCTTTTCTAAATGTTCAGCTTCATATTCCCATGGATATTCAGATGTATAAACTATATCTTTTTCAAATCTTTCTTTTTTCCATTTAGTATGTTTTGAAAAAAATACAAGTTCTCTTTTATCAAATTGTTTTACATGAACCATTTCATGAGCAAGAGTTCTAATAGTTTCATACGGAGACATATCAGCATTCAACTGAATTATATATTTAGAAGGATTGATTTTATTACTATAGTTATAACATTCACCATAAGCTTTTTCCTTCTTAACTAGATTATTCACAATCTTAACTATAATATCAATATTGTGTTTGTTTGGTAACAACTGATTCAAAAAATAAACAGATGCCCTAGATAAACACTTCTTGAGAAGTTTATCATTAGAGCATCCGTATATTTTGAGATTAATCATTATTATGCATACGCCATGATTAGCCGAGTAAGATCATCATCTTTAATAGAAACTCCGGCAGCGACAGCACCACCGGCAATAGCAAGACCTCGGGATAATTTGCGAAGATTGGCGGATTGTTTAGAGTTGCCTTTACGAAGTAATTCAACTACATGTTTACGTTGAGCTAATGTTAATTGTAGACCATCTTCTAACTCCATATCTCCTACAATCTTATCCATGAAGTCATAAATCTCTTCTACTGTTGGATCAATGTCAATGATAAATGCTCTTGTACGAAGAGCTTTATCTGGATCTAATTTATCAAGAGACATATTAGAAATAAATATAATCTTTCCAGTAAATTCAAAATATCTAGGAATCATCCCAGCATCAAGAATTTCATCATCTGTCATTGTATCTGGATCAACGACGTTCTTACCCATCTTATTCCATACGAGCTTGCGTTTTTTCTTAGTATCTGTTGCAGCTTTTAGAATATTACGTCCTTCTGTATCCCCAAAGACATCATCTGAATCATCGAATAGAATAATTTTATCCTTATATCTGAATAACAGTGAATATAGACCAGCAGCCGAAGCAGAACCTGTATTTTTGAAATACCCCTTACCATCCTTAAGCCCCATGGAATGTAGGACTTTTTCAGTTGTGTGAGTTTTACCGGTATTGTGATGACAAATACCATTTGCTGTAAAATATAGATGATCGGCTGAATCAATTTCAACATCATAATAATCCGAAACAGAATCTGAAATTATTATATTAATAATTTTCACATAAGATCCATCTTGCGTCATCACTTCATCCCCAATTACTAAATCTCTTACTTGTAAACTTCCTTTACTTGTAGTTAATAGATGTACATCCGAACATTTAATAATTCGATCATCTTCAAATTTAACCAATGTATCTTTACCAGGTTTAATAACAAATGATACAATCTTTGAACTTCCAGAAGGAGTATCGATTTTTATATTTAAGGAAGAAATATCATAAAATTTGAAATGTTCTAGATAATCGCCATACAATTTTTCTGTAAGGTCTTTAATATCTTGTATTGTGTTAAGTTTTTTCATTGATTAAATTTGATTTGGTCTCTATGATGTTATTTATATATTCCTAACAATCCTTCATTACATCTTCTAATAAAGAATTTTAGTACTTCAACCCATCCGAATATAACAATAAAAGAAACAAATAATATAAAGATATTTAATACTTTATTCCATAGTAGCATTAATTTCCGTATCTGCTGATAAACAACCCCCAACACCAGATACAAATATTGCGTTAGACGCCCCTGATATTGTTAATTTAAGGAGATGTTCTAAGTCTGCCAACTGTTGTTCAAACGTAAGTTTATCAATCTTAGTTTCAAGAGTATCAATATCTTGAATATCTTCATAAGTTTCTTTTGAAGAACCTTTAGTAATCTTACCTGTAACGATACCAATAGAATCTGTAATATCATCAAGATCCTTCATAATATTTTGAAGTTGTTTTGGTGTGCCTGTCCATTCATAATCAACACCATTCTTAACGATTTCCTTTGAATATGTTGTAAGAAGATAATCAAAAATCTTAATTCCAGGTGATGCATATTTAGCTCTTACATCCCCTTTGCTTGCGCCTGGACCAGAAATCATATCGAGTATACCAGAAAGAATATCTTTTGGTGTATCTCCTCTAGCTTCATTCAGAGGAATTCCATCAGGCATTGTATTAATTTCTCCAGTATAACCGTTAGCTGATATAATATCTGCAATAACAGGAAGTGTCTTTATAAGCGATACTTCTTTATCAAACTCTATATGATATGGTCTGGCACTTTCTCCATTCCAGAAATCAACAGATTCTAAACCACTTAATCCGATAGAATTGGATAACGACCAATTGAATCGGATAGATTTACTATCTTTAGTACTATAAAACCGAATACCTCGACCCTTACCAGACTCGTTTTGATATACTTCGACCCCGGCAGATTTAAAGAATAATAATCCGGTTTTCTTTTGAAGATATTTTGTAATGATCAGACCAGCCTTCTCAGCTGAACTTGAAGTCATTGCTTCGACAATACATGGTTTGAAACTTAAATTGCTCATATATGTTATATTTATATATTGAGAAGAATTACATCTTAAAATCCTTGAAATTACCTTTAGGTTTGGAACCTAGTATAAATGGGGTTTGCTTTACATCTGGTAATGCTGGTGCAGAATCATTCATGATATTAGCTGTAGGATCGGCAATATCATAAAGCCGCATTTTGCATCGTTCTATACCAACAGTGAATCTTCGGTTTTCAGCTAAACTATCATAACGATTCTTCAACTGCTTAAACATTATTTGATTCATTTTTTCTAATTGTTCTGTAGAAATAATAGATAAAAACAAATCTACAGTAAAAACAAGTCCGATTGATTCACTAACATCTGTTAATTCTGTATCCGATGCTAATTGAGATCCCCGGTTTGACTGAGTTGCGCTCCAAATTGGAACATTAAATTCTACAGCAAGACCGCGAATTTCTTCTGCAATAGATTTAATTAAACCATAAGTACCGACGCTTCCAGATACACCTCCTTTAATTCTTGAAGATGCGCAAATATTCAAATAATCAATAAATATGAGTTCCGGTATAAAGTTTTTCTTTAGTCTTAATTCTTGAAGTAATGCTCTGAAATGTCCAACATGAGCCGCAGCTGTTGGATATTCCTTAATAATCAATTTACCATGAGTTTTAGATTTTATTCCTGCGACTTTTTTTGTAAATGAATCTTTAGATAGATTAAATATCTGTTTAATATCAACATCGAATAAATTAGCATCTATACGTTCTGCTATTTTTTCTTCACTCATTTCCATTGTAATATATAATACATTTTTACCTGCAGCTAATGCAGCGGAAGCAAAATGACACATTACAAGACTTTTCCCAACTCCGGTTCCCGCCATGAGTACGGAAAGAGTTTTCTTAGAAATTCCTCCATTCGTGATTTTATTAAGTATTTCAATATCAAACTTGATTTTCTCTTCATGTCGATGATAGAAATCATAACGAGCTTCTCCATCCTCCAAAAAATCATGTCCAACATTCGTATCAAATGAAACTGATAGAGCATTTGATAAAATCTCTGGTATAGATCCAGTCGCAAGAGTTTTATCAGAGCCATCAATAATTTCTACAGATTTCATGATGGCTAGATTTATGGCTCTATCTTTACACCATTTTTCCGTTTCTGTAAGAAGCCAATCCATATCAACCTGAGTCTCTTCTGATAATAATTTGATGGTATGAAGGATTTCATTTCTATCTTGCCGATTAATATGATTTGAAGATCTATAATCAATATCTAGTGTAGACGAATTCGGAAGCTTGTTATACTTCGAGATAAAATTAAGAATCAATTCATATATTACTCGATATTGATTAGAAAAATAATCAAGTTTTAAATGAGGAATTGCCTTTCGTACAAATGGTTCATTATGGCATAGATTATTAAGTATAATTAGTTCTAGATTTTCCATTATTGATTATATATTATTTTGTGAGACCTGTAAATGCAAATAACCTATGTTAGATCGAGAGACCATAACATAGGTTATTTCTAATTCGAGACTATTAAGAAGAAAGTTTACCAATTTTGAAATCATTACAAAGAATACTATTCAAAATATTACCCATGTGTTCTTTAAACTCTGGATTCTTTTTTAGAGATTCCTCCGAAATATCAATTGGAGTTTCGATAATTTCATAATCAAATGAAACTCTCAATTGTTTTTTCTCTTCATGAAACTTAACAGATCCATATTTGTAGATAACATCTGTATATTTACCTTTAATAATTTGAACATGGTACTGATTTTCAGAATCAATACTTTCAATTAGTTTGTAATCAACAGTTTCACGTAAGTTCATCTTCAATGACTTCAGCTGGTTCTACTTTATCAAATGCTAACAAATCTTTCAAAGATATAGTAAAGTGTTTTTTAACGGCTTGTTTAAAATCTGTCACATTAAAAATTGTATCTTCCCAAAACTCCTTAGTCATTGTTGCAGCTACTCGAAGATTTCCTGTAAGGGCTGTTTGAGTTTTTGGATCAAATGCGTAATACCATCCTTGTTTTTCAGACTTAACATATCCTAACTCTTTTGCCACATCAAGGAGTCCTGAGTATTTCTCAATACCATTTTTCCAAGAAATAGAAATCGGAATTTTAGATTTTTCTTTAACAAACCTAGATTTTTCCACATTAATAACGAAATTATATCCAGTAATATCGGTCCCGAATTTTTCTTGCTGACGCCCAATGAAAAAGATAGAATTTGCCCCATAATAATTTCCAGTTCCCCCGCTCATAATATCTTTCGGGTATAAGGATTGTTCTTTGTATGTATGATTTACTACAATTAGAGGAATATCATTAATTTCCAAATATGGAACGATCATTCGAAAAAGACTTTTCAACGCCTTTGCCCTCGTCATATCTCCTACTGATTTTTCTGCTAATGTATCTTCGATTTCCTTTTTACTAGCCACGTTACCTACGGAATCTATAATAATAATGACTTTATCGGCCCGATTGATATTCTCTAATTGTCCAACTAAATCGAATTTCAGTTCCTCTAAATTCTTCACAGGAATATGCAGTACTCGATTTAGATCAATTCCACAACTAGTAAAATATGATTGAGGCGCACCAAATTCTGTATCATAGAACATCAAAATCGCATCTTTATCTTTTTTAAGATACGCGGAAGCAATAATTAAAGAGTATAGACTTTTTAGATGCTTACTTGGTCCAGCAAATGTAGTTACGCCAGATGTTAACCCTCCATCAATATCTCCTGATAATGCCACATTTAGCATTGGAATTCCTGTTGAAGTGAAATCTTTGATTCCAAAGAATTTGGAGTCAGCTAGTACATCTGCTTCTTTGATCTTACAATTTTTTTTTAATTTTTCTAGTAATGAATTTGACATATGTTTATATATTGTATTCTTTTATTGTTAAATCAAGCAGGGTCATTTGTTAAGAAAAAATGATTAATAATATAATCATCTCCAATTAATCCATCTTTCACAGTTCCCATTCCAGAAGGTCTTAGAAATAAAGTTTTATTGAACTGCGATTCAAATGACGGAAGATGAATCGGAAAATGTTTTGATAATAATACCGGAGAAAACTCAGCTTCTCCAATTAAGTTATCACCTTCAATTTTAATATCGGTAATCATTCCAACAGCATCTTCTAAATTCACTTCAGATCTTTCCAATGATAGATGTGATGTTACAAATAACCTTCGTTCTTCCATATCTTTCCTCGATTTTTCAATTGCTTTTTCAATGACTTCGCTTGGGTAAATTCGGTCATTATGGTTCGGAGAATTTAGTGTAAGTAAAGTAGTTGTATATTTCATTTGGTTATATTGATTTTTAGAAGAACTTTAGGATTTTTCGGAATATCAATTGATATTTTGTAGTCAGTGATTATTCCTGATAACAAACCATTCGTTAAATCTTTTTCAAGAAGTTGCGTAACTAATTTTTCAATTTCTGATATTGAAACAGGAATATCATTATATAAAATGGAGAAACTCTTTTGTAAATATGCAACAGCACACGCAATAAGATGACACCGTTTTTTCTCTTCTACAGTCATAATTATTAACCTTCTAGATATTTCTCTAAAGTCAATTCATGTTTGTGAAAACTCTCCTCAATGAAACATCCATATTCGCTTTTATACTGCACCCACCAACAATTAGGATTTGTCAAATATAAGGACGTAATTACTCCCCAACAATTGACGGAGCCGCCATATCCACATGCATCAATATCCTGATGCGAAATCCACACATTATCTCCGATTTTCATTTTCGAATTAGTAAAAGTTTAATGAGATTGAAAGTGACAATACACATTTCAATTATAAGTACACTAATAATTGCCACAACAACACCAAGCCAAAAATTTTCACAAAGTTTTCCATATTGAATTAACCATGGTGGTACATTAATTACCAAAGTGGTAAATGGTATTGAAATCAGTGATGTGGCAAGGAATAGTGTAACAATCAATGCTAAGATATTACTAATGATTTTCATATTATTTCGTTGGTAGATTTCGAGTAGATTCATAACCTTTACGGCAAGCATCAATTACTTTTGGATGAATATAATGTTCTGGTACAGTAGCTTCATGATCATTAATTCTACACCAATCACCATCATCAGTTCCAAAATAGTACGCAATCCTAAGATCGTGAACATTAGGTTCTTCGTCAATTGCACATGTTGAATGCATTAGATTATTAATTATTCCCATGATTGTTAAAGATGTGTTTTCTATATCGCATAATATTAGTAAGATAAAGTAAATCCATATCTTCTAAATCTTGTTCATACGTCTTCATATTTTTTGAAGTCAATTCAGCTTTAATGATAGAATCGATATGTACTCCTCGATCTCGCTCGATATACTCCTTAAATTCTTCAAAAAACCCTTGTTCAAACGACGAAAACTTTCTCGAGGAGAATTCCCTAGATTTAATAAATTCCATTGTACAAGCAAATAGAATATTTAAAATTGGATCTTCATTAGTAGTTGCAGATGCGGAGAACATCTCAGAAAGACGTTCATATAACGATTGTGTTTTATTTTTCATAGTTACAATTTTTATTGAAAATTTTCAGTAAGATTGTTTTTAGTATCCGGGGCTATAAGCTCCGAACCATCAATCTTAAATAAACCTTCTGGTTTCCAAAAGAAACCCTTGCCTAAGTTAAGACCTTTGCCTAAAAAGTTAAACGGAATCGGTTCAAGATCACATTCATGATTCATAGCGGCGTTAAAGTCGGCATCACCGACCCATCCGCAGTTTTTACATGAATACTCCTTCCCTTCCTATTAGCCTTCCGGACCAGACTGTATTGATGGCATCTTTGAGACCGATAAACACTTTCTTGCAAAACAACTGGAACCTCCAGTTCTTCACAACGCCATAAAACCTTATCTCTTATCTCAGGATTCGACCAATGAGTCATACTTCTGGAAGTTTTAACACCTTTATTGATGTTGACGATCTTTTCCAACCTAACTTCCGATAGGTTAGAAAAATCCAATTGGTTTATGCTCCAATTGACAAAATTTTTACGATGGGTTTGAGCTTTCTTAAAGCCTTTAGAACCCTTCTTTTTTCTTGATAACTTTTTGATTACTGATTGTAATGAATGGCCATGGCAATCGGCATCTGGTGTGGTTTGACCATCGGAAAGAGTTGCAACTGTTTTAAGACCTTGATCAATACCAATAATCTTATCACCTTGTGCTTTTGGACTCTTTTCTACCTTCCAAGCAAGCTGAAAATGATTCTTGAAAATCTTAATGGAATTACAGATAGTTCCGTTCTTACTCCACTTTTGGAAAGGTTTTGTTTTATCAATAGGAATATTAATATGACCAAATACTTTCCCTAAAGATTTTAGTCTGGCAAATCCAGCAAACTCTTTACTTTTATCAAATTCGAAGTCTAAACATAATCAACTCAGTTGAGGATATATGATATTCTTTATTTCAGGTTTTGAATATACTGAATTTAAATTCTTCCCATACTTTTCATTTATGAATAATCGCCGTTTTTGCTTTTCAATAGTTCCCGCAACAATTCCTCTTGCTTGATCAATGCAACGCCTTAAAGCTCTAGCAGACATGCCAGTTTTATCGACATAAGAAGTATCTAGATATTTTGCGATTACTAAATTGTCTGGTAAATTATCCCAAATATTATTAATAGCAATTCTACATATCTTATCATACTTATGAACAAATGCTTCCAGACGAGAATCCTTTCCGAGATTCAATTTCTTGAAGGAATGCCTTGTGGAACCCATCATGGTAAAATGGTCCCTTTCAAGGATATAAATAAGTTATTACTGAGCTTTTAAGTTTATTTTGAAACCATGTAGCTGCCTTTTTAGATACAGCTCCTGTAATTTCCTTTCGGGAAATATCAGATGCTAACAATGAATCAGATTCTTCATTCCAGATATCTTCAACAACCCATTTAATAAAATTGGCAATTTTCTGAGGAACTGCATCTGCGGGAGATGATACTACAATACCATAACCTTGCTCAAGTCTATCTTCATTACAATAAGTCTCTACCGCAACTTGTATTGAATCCAGCTTTACAACCTCAACTGTTATTGTCTTTTTTACATGAGATTTTGAATGAGATTCACCCTTAACTTTAAAAGCTCTTGAAAAGCTAGGATCATCAATGGGTTTAAAAACAATACCTTCTCCATGGCCTGAAATATCGAAAGTTTTTGCGAAAGGGCATTCCTTATCAATACTATCAACCCATTGATTCATGATCTCAATAGATTTATTGGCTTGATTCAAATCAACTTCAATAATATATGGTTTTGTTCGGCGAACATTAAATACTCCGATATCAGGATTCTCGTAGGATGTAGAACTCCATACAGAAGTAACTTCTTCATTACTATTGTCAGTTGTAAACACTTGCTTAACTCCAAAGATAACAAACATTTTTTGCATAGAACTGAGAGCAACTCCCCCTTGAATTGAGCCCCCACACCATTCGCCATAAACAATAGTTCTTACCCCATCATTATCTGACTTAAAATGAGGGACGATCTTATACCCATCCTTGGCGACCCAATGAGCAAATCCTGCATTATCTTTAATCTGATCAATTACATTTTCTCGGGATTGACAGTAATATGTCCCATCAGAATTAATTACGATTGCTGCATTAGTGCCATGAAGTTTTACAAAACCTTCAAATGTTATAATGGGCAATTCTTTTGTATCATCATAGATTGGATCTCCTTTCTCATCAACTCCTGAGAATTGGTAAGACAGTTTTAAGCTTTGTAATACTTGATGATATTGTCGAATTTTTGGGAACGCGTAGTGTTTCATATTAGTAGTTATTGGTGAGTGACTCTTATTAATTTTCATTTTGTTTGTTTTTTAGATTGGTTTAATATATTTTACAGCTAATGGATTTTCAAATTGAGCAATTCGTATTCGATTATGTCTTGCCCGAATTCGTTGACCATCAATTGTAATATTGTGCCCACGACCACCGTCAGTGAAATCGGAAATCGCATAAACCATTAAAGAAGCTTTTTCAATTCTTGAATCATAATCAGAGCCAAGAATATGCTTGTAATATAATTTATAGAGATAATGGATCATAATTTTGTTAGAGAGATTACTTAGAATTAGTTGCGATTTCAGTAAGTAAATTTTTAGACGAATATCCCTATTCTGATGCAGATTCTTCTGAATCCTTGGAAATCTTCTTAAGAAATGCGGCTTCTAACTCTGCGCATTCTTCAGGAGACTTTCCTATACATTCCTCAACCAATTTTTTAGTGAGAATCTTTGCGAGCTGTTTTGTGCCCGTGTGTCTAATATATTTACTTTTGCTCATTCTGTTTTTTATTATTTGTTTCACTTCTTTTCACTATGATCTCCATATATTCAGGCATTGTTCGGGCTAATTTTTTCATTTCAGCTCTATTTTTACAAAATATATCAAAAACATATTTACTATCCTTTTTTCCACCAGCTGCCGTTTTTCTTGTTACCGCCGGTCCTCTATCTTCTACGATATATTCATGTCCTAATTTTGGAATAATGATGTGAGTCCCAAATTTAAAGTTAGGGTGTGCAGCAACCGTATGATTAGGAGTAGCTTTCTTTACATTAGCTTGAGCAACATGTGAACCAAAAGGTTCCTCAGCACAATAATAAGTGATCCTAGCTTTGATGGTTTGATCTGTAGATTCAATGTTTGTTTGTGGTGATGCAATAGAACTACAGGACGATAGTATTAAAAACATAAGTGTTGATAATAGATATTTCATATTTGTTTATGGTTGAAGGCATTTAAATTCCCATAAAAGGAAATTATATCATATGCCATTGTTATTGTACATGAAGAAATAAATCATCACACACTAGACTTCAATCACGATGCCGAAATGCATCTATCGAATATTCTACATTACCAACTTATAGTAAATGCAGCTATTTTTATTTATAACTTAGAATCTGATAAATACTCAGATTTCACCAAAATATATTTCATTTTCTTTGCCATTTTTGGAGATAAAGTTTTGTACCAACTATATCCTTCAGCTTTTTTGTATAATTTTCCAGGCTCTCCTGAAATTTCACATGTTTTTGAAGATAAATTCTCAACTAATCGTACCATACCTGCAACAACCTGATCTCCGCCTGAGTAGTAGAAGCGAAGTTCTCCAAATTTTTCCTTAATTTGGTTTATAACTACTTTAGGAACTTTTTCTATATGCCACTTATAATGTGGTCGAAACCAGGAGAAAAAATATTGGGTATTTGTAAAAATTGATAATCTCCAAGGATGTTTTTCTTTTATTAATTCTAAAATCTCAGGTTTAATAAGCCAATATTCATCGGTCTTATCTGATTTTGTTTTATATTTTTTATATGGATCAAGCAATCTATAGAAAACTTCACCTAAGGGTCTAATAAATTTATTATAGATAAACAGTTTAATAGTAAACAACATTTTATTTTTCTGAGTATGGCTTTCTCCAAATGTTGTATAATTATTAATGGATGCACAAAGATTTTCCACAAGAAATTTCCATCCATCTGGGACATAAATTCCACAATCTGTGCAAATTGGTTTATTCTCACAATCTTTATTAAAAAGATTGGGATAAAGGTTCATAAGATGCTCTTCGAATGATATTTCTGGTTGTGTTATTTTTTTACTCATAATTAACATTGGGGGGTTAAAAAGGATGTGGGATATTCGGAACAAGTGGTAAATGAAACAGTGGAAGAACTTTACAATCTGAATAAAACAGAATCGAAGGGTTAGGAGGATTATTTCTGAATTCCTCAAATTCTTTCCGAAGATATGCAAGTTCTTTACGTAGATCCTCAATTTCTTTAAGTAATTCTGATTTTTTATGTCCATAGATATCCAACATTTTTTGTGATTACTCCCATAGCCCATTGATCTTTCTCTTCGATCAATGCTTCAATCCGATTAGTCTCTGCATAAATTTTTTCATACGTTGCTCCAAATCGTTCTTCACAAGACTTAAGTACTGTAAATGAAATCCCATTTACAATCTTTTTATCTTTTTGAATCCAATCATCAGAAAAAGTACTTTCCGGATATGATGCATTAAGATCAATCTCTAATTGCGGCCGTTCGGTCTTTACATATTCATATGCTTTTTTAAGATCACCATATAATTTATTGATATTATCGACATACTCTTGTGTTGCATATCCTTTCTCAATATCTTCACTCCAGTCCATATCGAGCTGATCCAAACAATTTTCTTCTTCAACGAAGTTTATCAAACAAGTGAATAGAAGATTTGGAATTAAATCAACTTTATCCGTCCAAGTTTTTGGAATGGAATTTCTCAACCAATCTTGGCAATCTTCATTATCTTCACTAGTTTCTGTTTTTGTAGAAGGTTTCTCCATCAATGCAGCCTTTAATTCCTCAACTATTTTTTTCTGATAAATGAGTTCATTCCTATAAGCTTGAATTAGATTATTAGCATTATGAGTATCTGTTAAAAGAGCTTTATCGACTTCTTTTAGCCACAATTGACATATTGGATCAGACAGTTTAAATTCATACTCTTCTGGTTCGGTGTAATTTGAATCACTTGTATATTTACACATAATAGCTTCTCGTACTTCTTTAGGATATGCATAATCAGTAGGTTCAAATTTATAATCCGTCGGTTTAAATTTGGAATTCATATTATTATTATAAACTAATTTTGATGCTTTGTAAATGCGTATTTTCTAACCCACCCTATAATATCTCCAAGTAGATTTTTCCCAGACCAAAGTGTTTGATCAAAACATGCAGGATCATCAATATCAATTCCAGTTCCCCAAACGAGATCAATTGCAGTAGATTCTGCAAATTTTGTGTCATAAGGAAATTGCATTATGAAGTTTTTAAGATGTTCATTTTGTGTGAATTTTTGAAAATTTCCAATAGAAACTAATTCGAATTTCATACTATCCCAAATCTCCTGATCATAATTCTTAACTTGTCTGCCGAGCGCTTGCATTTCCCGAGGATTTCTTTCATTCATGATCTTTTCAAGAGTCTCTTTATCACCAAACAATTTAGCCTTTGCTGCCATCATAAATTGTTCTGCGCACATATAAGTGATCGGAGGATCATCCCAGTTATCACATAATTTATGACTTGTAAAGTTTGATGATTGATTAGAGAAACACCCCCACCATTGGGAAAAAGGGCTTGTTTTGAAAAGACATACTCTGTTCTCAATTTTGCACCCGTATTCTTCGGGACTCTTCAATGTTTCTATTTTCATATTGTTAATTAAATTTCCGCGTTTGACTTTGATTGAATTGTGGAATCCCCAAAGCATCTTTACCTGAACTCTTCGATCCCTTTATAAGATAGTATCCAGCATTACTCCATTCCTCATAAGACATTGCCGTATCATCCATTTCTAATTTTAAACTCTTTAGATTTTTAACTCCTCCTCTTGGTAATATATAACCATCTTTATGATAATGGAATAAAAACTTATCTTCTTTAACTTTCTTCTGTTTTGCTACTGTACTCGCCGACAATAATTCATGATCAATTGGTTGGGTCTCGAAAAAGTCCATTCCAGAATCATCATGAAATAATTCTGGAAGTTTTAATGGAGAATGATCACATAGGAAATCAAGTAGATTGTTCACAGATTATAATGAGATGTTTCAAAACAGTTGCTACTTTATCCGATGGCCAAACTACACCGGATACAGATCGCCATGGGCATTCCTTGCAATCAGTAATTAAAAAGTTATCAAGAAAAAAGAAGGGATCTAAAGTATTTAAACTGGCTCAAACCCATCGTAAGAATTTTGTCAATTAGTCTATCAACCAATTGGATTTTTCAGGTCTGAAGGAAGTCAGACTAGAAAAGATTGTCAACATCAAAAAAGGTGTTAAAACTTCCAGAAGTATGGCTCATTGGTCTAATCCTGAGATTAGAGATAAGATAAAACACAGATGTGAAGAATTGGAGGTTCCAGTTGTAGAACAATCATGTGCTTATCGGTCTCAAAGGTGTCACCAATGTTCTCAGGTCCGAAAGGTTAATAGGAAAGGTAAAGAATATTCATGTAGTAATTGCGGATGGGTCGGCGACGCCGACTTTAACGCATCTAAGAATCATGAATGTAATCTTACACCAATTCCATTTAGTCTTGTCGGCAAAGGTCTTAATTTAGGCTCGGGTTTCTTTTGGAAACCAGAAGGCTTATTTAAGATTGATGGTTCGGAGCTTATAGTCTCGGATACTAAAAACAATTTTTATTGAAAATTTTCAATAAAAATTGTAACTATAACCACGATCAATTAGTTTTTCAAGTACTTCTCGCACTTCGGAATATTGTTCGGTTATTTTCATATATGAATATTCTATATTATTTTTGAAGCTTTGTAAATAATAAATTATCAATAATCACATATATAAGGAAGCAGTCGTGTATCCTCATCCGGTCGCGACTTGAGAGAAAGAGATTCACTTTCGCCAGTACATTTACCCCATCGAATAAATCCTGCAGAAATTGGTTTACGTGTTACTCGTTCCCAAGAACCCCACGATTGATCTCGCATGTGAGAAATACTTTCAGCCATAATGTTATGCGGTACCGATTCAGGAAAGATAAAGATTTCTTCCATGCCAGCATCTTGGGTAGTTACAATATATTTCATTCTTGAATTTTTAAGTTAAGTTCTTCTGCAATTGTTTCATCATCAAAAGATCCTCCAGATTCAATTCCTAGAGAATGCGAAGATCCATGGCAATGGATCTTTCCTTCATTATCAAAGTCAATATAACCGGCTCCAGTAATTGCTGAATGCGCAGATTGCTTGAGTAATGTTCCTGCATCAATGTGTTGTACATATTCAGGAAAAATCATGAATCCTCCCAGCTCGTCTATTACATATTTAAGATTTTTCATAATTATTCTTTTATAGTTGACCTTGTGCATAATGGGAATGTACAACCCAGCATGAATCCAAAGTCATATAAATGGCCTGTATTAGAAACTGCATAAATCACAACATTAGAATCAAAAAAAGATATTAGAAATGAAATTGGAAGGATCATACCATGCCAAACCCCATGGAAGAATCCAGGAATATCAGTGGATACAACATTTGCAGAATCTGCACAACTCGATAAAAGTAGAGCAAATAATACAAGGAATATTTTTGTCATTGTTTTGTTTTTCATATGTTTGTTTTTATGTAGGAAATTATTAAGTCTTGATGCGGGAACATGCTAATACACTCATAATTTAACGTGGTTAAGTTGTGGTTTCCTTGCGGAATTATTCTACACTATTTCTGACCCAGTGTAAACAAAAAAGTGTATAAAACTGAATTATTTTTTCACCGTTGATTTTCGACGGCTTACGCAATTTCTTTAGGTATTCCCACCCTTTTTCCAGAAAAATCCCGTATTTCATGAATTCTTTTGACTCGCCATACCAGCCAATACCGAACGGGTTATGACATTCCACAATGATGATTTCTCCGGATTTCAGCTCTGCTACATCAATCGTTCCACACCAACTTTTCGGAATCTCAAGACCAACTGGTAATGGCGGAGATTCCGATTCTTCCTCCTTCGGATCATGAGAGTACCAGCCATCACAAATCATTTCTCCATGGACAATATAATAACGTCCTTCTTTTACGATTTCAACAAGGGTTTGCAATTCATATGGTCCAACGGGAAGTTCATCATATACTTTTAAAGGATCATAGATAAATCCATCAAATCTCTTAAATGCATCCGCAGGTTTCACAAACGTTTTTTCGTGAATATTATCAAGATCATTAGCGTACCAAATTTTCCGACCAGCAAATTCTTTTGTAAATTCTGGAAAATAATCTGGAACAAATGTTCGATTCAGAGCTTTTTGAACAATCTCAACAGAACCAGAAATCATTACACCTTCTTCAATATCTTCATATGGAATTTCTGATAAATCTCTAAATAATCTTAATCTTCGATCAGTTTCCATTGCATATCTTGCTAATGCTTGAGATTCTCTAGAACCTCCATCAAACAAATGCCAAATATTTTTCATATTATTAAATCTCAATGAAATCTTTCCAGATATATGCAGAATTTTTTACATACTTTTTTAGACCTCTTTTATGGAGATACACATTAATCTTTGGGAATGTATATGATAAGCAAAGAGCATCAATCATACTTTTATGATCTGTCGCCTTTGCAGAAAACATTCTTGATGCCCATGGGATTTCTTTATGAGTAACAATTATTGGAACATTACAACTAATAAAATCTGCAGATACTATATTGAACGTCTCACTTAAACTTATTTGCATACCCATATCCATTGTCGCACATAATTCAAGGAATTCTGTCCGAGGGAGCCAATCATGACATATCAATTTATGCCCAATAGAATTCAAATGCTTGAACATCTCAAATAGATTCTTCATCGCACTATCACCTTTTTGTTCAATGCGACTACTATTAATATGAAAATGTAGTTTCTTTCCAATAATATTGACAAAATCTAATGCAGCAATAGCTTGTGCCAAATGATTCTTGAGAGGACGAATAGCGCCAAAGCAAGCAATGTCAATATGGTCTTTACACTTATTAAGGTTCTTACAAGATAAATCATATACAGGATAGTAATTCGGTAAATAAACGATCTTATCCTCAATATTATGAGTATGAAGAATTGTTTTAAGTACAATCTCCAGGGAATGTTCCATCCGGGGAGAATTAACCCCAACCATAACATTTGGAATATGACAATATTCTCCAATCCATTTCAAAGCAATACCTTCACCTGCAAGAAATGGAACTTCAGAATGAATACGAACAACCCACTTGATTTTAGGATATAGTCTCTGGAGTTGTGCAAGTTTCTCAGGTGTTACCCATAAAGCTTCTATAATAACAAGAGTAGCCCTATGCTTTACAATTTCGTGTTCAATAGAGTTGGCATCATGCACAACAGAAATATTACTAATATATCCATTCTCGATAAGCATATCGGAAACATATTTTGCTGAGTTATAAAGACCTGAACTTAAACTCAGATTACTAGAACTTTTCTCATTATAGATTTCACGATGTTTGAGAATGAAGAGAATAGATTGCGTCATATATGAAACTATTTATACTAAGAAAGGATTCATTTGTTTTTCTTCATGAATCCTTTCTCATGTTATTAATTTAGAAGTTAATCAATTACTTTAATGAAATTTGTAACTATTGTATATATTCTCGTGTCATATTGTTTATGTTTGTTATTTCAAAATTTCCAGGATCTTTACTGAAACTGTTTTAGGATCTGCATGCCCATCTGCAATTTCCAGAACTTTCTTAATCACTATTCACACGTGTTTTCGGCCAGTTGCATTTTCTTCTGTAATCACTCTATTAATAATTTCTACAATTTCACAATCTTCTAATTGTTGTGGTAGAAATGATTCTAGAATTGCAACTTTTAACTTTTCTTTTAATGCAAGTTCGGGTCGATTACCATTTGTAAATTGGGTAATACTATCTTTTCCTGAAGCAATCTTTTTTCGAATTACTCCAAGAACTTCGGCATCTGTTAATTCAGTATTTACATTCCCTTTTCGTAAAGATGCATGGATCAATTCGGTTTTCAATGCCCGAAGTACAGTAAGTCGAGTATTTCCTGAATCTCGATTCTTGATTGATCGAGTTATTTCTAAGTCTATATTTAAAATCATAATTTGTTTTCTAGTTTATTCAAAGCTTCAAAGAGGAGTCTTGCACTTAATCGAGAATCCGCAAGAGGTTCATGCGCAGGTAATTCATTAGGAAGTCGATCATATGTTTTCATTGGATCCATTCCCGCACAGAGCATTACAGTTGCAATTTCATGCATAGGATATGGACTATCCTGGGATCGAGATGATATCATCTCATTATCAATACACACCCTTACAAAATTAGTTTCCACAGGAAAACCACACTCGACAAACACGACAGCATCATAAATAAGATTTGCATATATCCATTCATTCCAGAATACATCCTGAATTCTACATGGGCTGTTAAATTCAATTGAAGATTCATGAACGGTCACATTATCATTAATCCATTGTCTATCTTCAAAAGAACCACCAGATGCATTACCAGAAAAACAATGAAACGCGAATTCTTTTATACATGAACCATCTCTTCTATAAATTCCCCCAGCAACTGCAAATCCTTCCCCATATAAACCAACCGACTCTACATCAAAAATAAAATAATTCTTCATAGTTTCAAAAATTTATAAGATATATAAAAAATAATTATCCAAACAATTATTTCACAAAAGGTTATTACTAAGTTTTTTAACATAATTTTGGAACGGTCTCCATCAGATACACTGAATTCATTGTCTTAAATCCATTTTCTGTAATTTCTGTAATAGGTGATGTTGCAAAGACCCCAGGAATTTCGACATCATTTCGGATATATCTAAACATCCTCAAAGATTCTCCGATGATAGGTCCATCTAAAATTTCTCCAATAACCCAATAATCAACATTGGGGGAAAGACCAATATCATCTATAAGAGATTCTCTATATTCATCATGTGATACGGCTGTGGTAACTTGAAAGTTCACAGTTGGTTTAATTTTTGTTATTTTATGTAGTTTCATATTTGTTTATCATATATTGGTGCCAAGCTTCAGCAGCTTCTTCGGCAGAATTGTAATCTTCTCTGAGATCAGTTATATATGCAGATGCATCATGAATCTGGGCTCGGTTATCAAGTTCTTTTATTAGAAGCCAAATGTTTTCTCGAACTTCATTAATGTGAGCTAGTGTAGCCTGATCATGTTGTAATAGATTATCATTCATATATTATTTAATAGATTTTTGCAATCAATCAGTGATTCTCATAGTAATTTTAATTCAGTAAATAGTTGTATACAAAATAAACATCAAGCCCCAATAAGATTATCAAACCTGTTAGTATTTTTCTATTATCGAATTGATGATCACCTGATAAAAAAGATAGCAAATACTTCTTCATATTAAAAATCAAATTGAAGTTGTTTATGAGTTTTCAAACAATCTCTTTTCAATTCATGTTTAATCATTTCAGATAAGTCTTGCAATATCTCCGAAATATCATGATCTGTGTATTCAAGTTTTGTAGGAATACTAGATCCCATGCGGAATACAGTATTGATATTAGTGTCTTTGATTATTACTTTAATTCGGTTCATATTAAGGATTCTTTGTGAAATAGTCAATCATACATTTTGTGGAACAGAAATCAAATTGGGATTTTGTATGAGGAACCCATAGTGTTGTGCTTTCGTTTACAATATTCACATCAACCCAATCATTGAGTGCACTACCCCCCATATTGAGGATTATTCTCAAATTTACAATTGTCACAAATACTTCGTGTTTGTTTCATAGTAGTGGTAAATGAGTTGTAATTCCTTCAAAACAGTAATCCCAAGCAGGTCCAATGGCAATACTCATAGATTTGAAAAGTAATAGAATGTACCAAATAAGGTAATGTAATGAATCATTTGATCAGCACCAATGATAACAAATGCATTGTGATAATCGTTCTCTTTGAATAGTAGAGATGATGCTTGGGATGTGCAATAATCAGTGAAGAAATGTGCAACACTATTAACTACTAACCAAAATGACACATGTAACCAATTATGAAAATATATCGAGTTTAAAACTGTCATACAACATAGACCACTAATGTAAACATTAATATGTTCCCAAAGAGCTAAATTGGACTTGGATTTATTCTTCGCCATTTCATCTGTTTGTAGAAAAAAGTCAAAGATCCAATGAATAATTAGAAATGTAAAAATAGTGTAAAGCGAGATCATAATTTTTAACTTTATTTCTCATTATAAGCTTCTTCAAGACGACGATAATCCTTCCAAAGAGTTGCTAATTCCAGTTTGAGCATTAGATTATCTTCACAGAGTTCTTTTTGATCAAGCTTCTCAACATCCTTCCAGTCCAATGCTTTATTAGCCAAGTCTTGAGCATATTCTGTACCATCTCGAATCATTTCAAGAGTTTCTTTATATATACAGTAATCATTTTGAAGACATTCGATAGTTTTCTCAACTTGGTCAATGTCAATATCTAGTCCAAGTATATCACACAACCTTTCTTCGGCTTCTGCATACTTAGAATATTTCTCAACAAAGAAACCAATTCGTTCAGAAAGATTTTCGGGCTTGTGTGTAGTTACATTACCTACAGGAATCTCTCTCATACAATCATTGATAATCTTCGATTGTTCAATAACTAATTTAGCAAGAGTTTCCCCAGCTTTTTTGTACTCTGCTATCTTTCGGTCAGCGTTTGCGAGTTGCTGATTAAGATTTGCTATCATTTCTAACGTATTTATTTGTATTGTTTTCATATTATTTTTAATTAAAGTTTTCAGAATTGTCTCGGAATAACATATCAATAGTGGCAAGCTCAGCCAGAACTTCCTCTTGGTTTAAAGCTATATTTCGATAAATATAGATTCTTCCGCAAATATCTTTGAGAATTATCAGTTGTTCTTCGGGTGTGTAATCAAGAATATTTTTTAGTTTCTCTTTTTCCATGGATTATTATATCACATTTTTCAAGGAGCGTAAATAAAATAATCAGCAATTAAAATACCACCCTCGATCAGTAAGTGTTAGTATTTGTTCAAATGCTGTTGTATATTGTTTACCACAAGTTTCAAGACTATACCTTGATCGTGCAATTTCAGCTACTTTACTACGATCTATATCAGAACATTTTTCAATCGCTTCCAACCATTGTTGCAACATTTTACAGCGATAACCTGTAACTCCTTCAATTGAATTTGTTTCTTGAAAACAACCGTAATCAACACTAATCATTGGAGTTCCACAAAGAGCTGCTTCGATATTACTACCGCCTAGAGGTTCTATGTACTCAGTAGGAGCAAGAATTGCTCTCGCATTACCCAAAAACTTAGATCTGTCTTTGCCAGTAATAGGATCTCGAAATATAATTTTAGATTCCCTCCATGGAGTAGTATCACCTTGGCCACATGCAATAACTGGAAGGTTTATACGATTAGCAATTTCAGCGACGGTATTTAATCCTTTGGCTGAACAGATTCTCCCAAAGTATGCAATATATCCTTCAGGATTTAAATTAATATCCCAATCATCAATATCAAAATAATTCGGAATTACAAAATCAAAGTTCTTTCCAGAACTATTACTTTTGCCATAACAGAAATTACGCCATGCATGTGATTCAAAAATTTTAAAAGTTGATTCCATTTGATCTGGATAACCGATTCCACTTTCCACATGATAACAGTTCGGAAACAAAGAAACTACCTTTGAATGTGCAGTACCAAATGGATGGCAAATTATATCTCCATCCTTAACATTATTAAGTAATGCAATTAATAATCTTTTTTCAAATTCTATATGATGTGGAGAACCAATTGTTGCAACGTCTCCATGGAAAATACTTTCTTTTCCAATAAGGGATTTGAGTTCGGTTTCAGAAAGAATTTGAATAATTCTATTACACCCCGATTCACTGTTTCCATTCGAGTATTCAATACAATCCCAACCTTCTCGCTGCATCATTTTTGCCCATCTCAAGACTTTTCCTGTAAATGCACAATGAGAATATTCTTGATTTGGAATTGTGTGAAACAATCCAATCATGTGAAGAGATGTCCTATTATTGCTCATTATGAAGTTGAATTAGAAATTCTGTAACATCCAAAAATTCACCATTCCCATATTCTACTCCATAGAAATCATCACATTGATAATAACGATCTGTATCGATCCCGATCAAATCAATCTTATTCATATTATATTTCCATGGTAGATTATCGATAAGAACATTATTTTTATGAGCCATAGCGCATGGACAAGTTGTTCCTCCTCCGTATACAGTTGATGCCCAATGATTGTTAATCATTTCTTTATGGAAAATATGATCTTCATCAAACCCGAATTTACCCAGCTCATTAACTTTGGTAGCATAATCCTTGGTGGCAACAGTCAAAATATATACATTATCACGTCCAACGAGATTACGAGAAAATTCAATAAGATCCAATGCTCTGGGATGAATGATTGAAAAATATCGTAATGCTCGTTCTCCAAGCACGAATGTGATATGATCCTGTTCTGGAGCAGGATATAAAGTATGAATTAGAGTCTCATCAAGGTCTATAAAAATACAATTGATTGCCATTAATTTATTATATCAGGATTGGCTTGTAAAGGATAATTTATTAAGAAATGATATCCCAATTATGAAGAAATTCTTTAAAGCTTCCTTCCCATCTAAAATCTCGATCTGTATTTACTAGAACGAAATCTCCATTTAAATCTGCAGCAATTAATGTAGCAATAACTTCAGGATCAAGACTATATGAAGAATAGTTACGACCAAGCAATATTGAATATTTTTTACACAATTCGATTTTTTCGGAATTATTCATGAGTTTCAAATTCTATATCATCTGAGATTCCACACTCTTTACAACTATCCCAAAGAAGACTAAATTTATCATCACTAAAATCTCCTTGTTTTAGAAAATGACAGAAACCATTTGCTTGTTTTGGAAATTGTAATATTTTATCCCAGAAAGGGCATTGTTTATAAGTACCATCTTCGCCTCGACTATAACAATAAAGTGTATTCTTTGGAATAAATGAATGAGCTTCTTCTTCTGTCAATGCAGCTTCGATTACACATTCTTCATTAAGACTTGGCCAGATACCCAGTGGATGTACTCCAGCATCAAGCAATTCTTGTTTGGTCGCATAGAGCCAATATAAATTTCTATTTGTGTAGAAATCATTAGGATAGTCTTGATAGTTCATATTATTAACAGTATGGTTGTTTAAATTTAACAAAGTAATCTTCACTAACTAATTCAAAGAAATGAGTCTTAATCATATTTCGTTTTTGAGCTTCTTTGACTATAGCAGCAATAGATTCTTCACTTTCAGCTTCTTTCATGGTGTTCCAATAAAAGTTATGGAATTTCTCCCAGGTTTTATTATCTGTTGAACAAATGACTATAGTCTTTAAAGCTTTTTTAGTTCCTTTGATTTTCATAATCTGATAAAACTTTTGCAATATTTACAGCACCAACCGAATTTGCACTATGTACATGCCATACAGGAAGTGCTACATTAGCTTCTTTACATTTCTGCACTAACAATTGAGCACAATGATATCCGGTACTTTTTGGACTTAGATTTCCATATTCAATAAGATTAGTAAGTTGTGTAACTTTAAAGTAATGTTGAATATGTTCAAATGATAAATCATGATCAAATGAAACCATGGAAGGAATTCCATATTCATTAATAGCATTTTCAAATTCAGAATATGATCTTACAATATCCCAATCATGTGATTCAGTACTCGTTAGAACAAGTAATGAAATAGTTGCAACAAGACCTAAATCTTTTCTACGTACTCCCGACACAAATGCATCGGAAGGATTTCTCAGATCATCTAGAAAGAGATTGAATGGTTTCATGTGAATTGTTTATCTAATTGATAATGGCAATTTTCAATAGCTTTAAAAATATCTTCATTCGAACAATTAAACATATTATATACAGGAATCCCTAAATCTTGTGCAATACGGATTGCTTGTCCGGTCCCTCCAACAATCTCTCCTCCAGGTGTCCAACAAAGCACAAATTCTGAATTAGCTTCTCCATTACGTCCAACTATCTGTCGATAGTTTCTTGCCATCAATTTCAGACTGTTTGAATTTAGACTATTCATTTTAGGATGATACTTGGCGATAGATGCAAATGCTTCCTTATCATCAGGAAAAATTACTTCATAGATATGTTTAGGATATCTATTAGAAAATCCCTTATTGAATCCATAATATGGTAACCAAATCTGAGCTTCACTTTTAACTCCTGATGAAAATGCTTGATCTGAACCAATAGCATTTCCGGATCGTAATGTGTAACCTTTAATTTCGAGAACAATTGCTATTGCCCACATTCGATCTTGAATATCTTGTGGAGCTTTTCGGCTTCCAATACCAGCATAGAATTTTTTACTCATATAGACTATTTCTCAAAAATATGTTCTTCAGCAAGTTCTGGGTTCCAGGTCGGATTCATCACGTAATCCCATAACCAATTCTTCTCACTTTTAGAAAGGTGATCAGGTAATGATTCTTCAAGATCAATATATTTCAAATCAATTGCTGATTGTAATACTTCAATTTCATTTTTTACAAAATCAACCCGCTCTTTTTGTTCTTTGTTTAATTTCATATTTTATTTCCAAATGTCGAATTGTTTTCTGTATTCGATAATGATATCCTCTATATTATTCAGTTTTGAAACCATGCCCCATTCATCATGAATACATTCAGGAGAATGGATAATATCCATGATTGAATCTATCAATTTTTGTTCAGGGGTTGGATATTTCGATCTACTTTGTCGAAGATTATTTTCAAGTTCTGCTCTTTGAATCTTAAACTTAATTTCATTTTCTTGAATCTGTTCTTCACTATATTCAATAGGATCTTCAACTAAAAACAATTCAATTGTTTGAAGAAGTCCTTGATAAAATATAGCTTTATATTCAACCCACCCAGTTTCAAATTTATGCTGATTATTAATATCAATCTTATAATTAAGATGATGCCAAACTTCATAGAAATTGATAGTTCCAGTAAATAATACAGGTTCCCACCAAGTCTTAGTTCTAATATAAGAACCTAAAGCTTTTAATTTTTCATGACACGAGGCAGATTCTATATTTTCTACTGGGTCACTTTCAGACCAAACCCCTTCATATTTTTCCAATAGAAGAATACCACTCGATTCAATCTTATAGTAAGATATTGAATTGTCAATATCTTTCGTTTGCCACATTATTTCAGAAGAATTGCCGCCACGGTGTGCTAAAAATTCTAAAGGTAAGTTTGGTAATGTAAATTCACACAAGATATAATCGAACATTGACATAAAAATATCTATACAATAGAAATATCCCTTGGATCACAATCCCCATAATCATCTTCATCATCATCTTGAAATAATTTATCGGATTGTAATTGCTTCTTTCCAAGAAGTCTATGACAAAGACACAATTGAATAAGCTCAGAAATTGAAATCTTTACAAGCCTATTACTATTTTCTTCACTAAATTGTACATGTGTATTATAAATAGTCATAGTTCTGTCAATGAAGTTAGAAGACGATTTAGAGCGTTTGGAAATTGTTTTTCATATTCTTTATTTGGATCTCCTAAGGAATACATTGAACCTGATTTAGTTACAATGAAATCTTTATATCTACCCTTGATTGTAGAAGTAATAATTGGATCTCCATCCTTAAAATTTTGTCGGTCCGTAACAAACCCAGCAATTGCCATTCGACGTAGTTCGGGGGCTAGACACGGGTTTTGATCGTCAAGAGCAATAATAGACCAATCGTTAATTTTTGGAAAATAATTCATTTTTTAATGTGTTAAAATATATTGGCTCATTCGATATTTATCGAGAAGTGTTCCCGGGTTTAAATCATATGCGTTATGTTCATTATCTGCCCATTTCACACGCCGAGCAAAGTAATTATCTTTTGCGCGAAGAACTGCATTGATATATGGTTCTTCACTATGTTTGGTCAATGCATCAACGGCATCAGCAATGATAGAACCGAAACGACTATAAAGTTCATGACGATCCACCCAACTAACATCTTCAATAGTGTCATGTAAAAGTGCTACTGTATACAAGATATCCCCCTCTAGAGTACTAAAGGGTTCGAACACTTTATCACATTTAGCCAAAACAATTTCTGCAGCCGCAATAGGATGAGTGATATAAGGAAGTCCAGAACCATTTCGTAATTGTCCTTGATGAGCAATTGTTGCAAATTCTAAAGCGTGTTCTTTGAGTGATTGTTTCATATTAAAGTCGAATACTACTTTTCTTTAATTGTTCAAATTCTTCAAGAATATCAAATTCGTCGATATCCACTGTTTCTGTATTCTTTTTCACGTAGAGATCCTTAACTAAATTACGCTCAGTCATGTGACGTTTGACAATCTTAGCAATCAAATTTTTGCGAGCAAGCAAGGTTTCTTCTGAAATTTCAGTCTCTGTCTTGATATGCTTTAGAATCTTCGGGGCTTTTGGAGTTTTTGGACTCTTCGTCTTTTTATAAGTCTTTTCAGCGACGATTGCGCTTTCTACTGCATACTTGCCAGGACTTATTTTCTTAGAATTTCCAAGAAATAGTTCTCGAATAATACGGCCAGGCACCTTGAAAGTTTTCGCAGTATTAAATAGAAATACTGGCGAAAACCCCAAGTCAGAATTTGGGAGCGCCTTCAAATAGGTAATCATCGAATCGAATTTATTTTGCATAATTTAGCTTTGGTTGTAGTATTGTTTTGAGATTTTTCAATAATCACAAACGGTTCCACGATTTGCAGGATTGGAATCCCATGCGAATTGCCGCGCCATATCCTCTTCTTGCCAAGCAACTGATCCATAAACCGAAAATGTTTCGGACCAAAGACCTGGAGAAATTGCACCCACATTCTTAATTCGAGTAACCAGCTTTTGAGCTTTTTTAATTTCTTCAAGATTGAATTGAATTCCCGAAAGAATATACCGACGACCATCCGAAGTGGTTGCACTAATAAACAAGGCTTTATCATATCTGTCACCATTCGGATTACCCATATCGGAATATTCCGAATCTGAGTCGAAAATATACTCGTCTTCAAATAGAACGACATCATGAATTCTCATGGTAGTGGTGTTTGAGGTTTCCGTACGGGCTCACTATACCACAAAAACCAGTTCCTGTAAACAAAAAAGTGTGTAAAAAGAGAAAATAATTTTGACCATTGATTTACAACGAGTTACGTCCAAAATTCCGAGTTTTTTCTATTCCTCAAAGAAAAGAGACGCAGTGGACGCATTTTCTGTGCTGGGAAACCAGATTCGAGGAGCGTTAGGAGAAGAATTGATCTAAGGAGTTACGAATTTGTGATGCAATTGGAATGCTTGAGTCTTGTCCTGTCCAATATGGGTAGAACTCACGACTAAGATGAATTGATTTAGGAGTTTCCATATATGCAAAATCGAGTTCGCCACTTGCATTAATAAGGTAATTAGTCCATTTCTTAAAGGTAATAGTAGGATGAGAATCACATAGATTTTCAAGAGTATTATTAAATTCTGTCCGAACTGCATTTCGCTCAAGCCATGTTCCCCAAAATGGCTTTCCTTTATAGAACCCGGTCTTAGGAATCTTTCGAGATGGATTTTCAATAGGTAACAATTCATACAATACAATATTAGGAATTGTTAATTCTTTTGCGGCATTAAAATAGCGTGTTGCTAATTCCTTTGCATTATGAATATGATTGCCTTCTAGACGGCATAGGTGATGGCGAACATCAATATTTCCAAAATAACATTCTAAATATTTAACTTCATTTAGCGGACGAATTTCTTCAACAAATGAACTTAATCCGCTGGTCAATGCACCATTCAATGTTTTAGACTTAACAGAGTTAACTGTCCAGCCTGGGCGATACATACAAATTGCGTGAGAATCACCAATTACAACCTTATCAGTAATGTGAGGAAATGGAACACATTGCATAGATTCGACCATTTTACCCAGATTATCCATGTCTACATCATACCAACCTGGTTGAATAACCCAAGTACCTTTAACTTCTGCTGAATGTAGCCTTCTTTTAAGAAGCGTATGATATTCTGGGCATTGTACTCCCAAAGAGTATACTTTTCCTTTAAATTTTGATACATTGATAACATTGGATAGATATAGAAATCCGTATACTCCATTATATAAATTTATAACTTTATTCCAATCAGATCCATGGTAAAGGAACATATCATCAAACTCATTATGATTTGTTATTGTTTTAGCTCGCCAATCAATAACAACTTCATCATACTTACCAGATTGTTTGATCATATCAGCATAGATGACACCTAAGGCTGATCTATGAGAACCCAATATAGATGTAATTGGAACAAACGGACATGTAACTAGTGCTCTTCTTGTAGTAGTCATATATGTTAGGAAAATATTAGAGTAGCATATGTCCAATCTGAATATTGAGGAAGTTCCTTTACCTTTTTTATATATTGGATAGGGGTTAATCCAGCAGATCGTATTACTTGATCTGAGAAAAATCCTCCAGAAAGATTATTAAAAGATTTTACCAATCCTAAATCCAGCATAGCCTTTTGCCTGCCGTATGGATGAATAAGTTTACTTGAATTCCATAAAGTATCACCATCAATATGATTATAATCAGAACCTGAACGGTAATAATTTGTAATGTATCGAATAAAATCACAAGCAACATCTTCTGCATTATAAGGCTCTGACCCAGTATCTTCAAAGATTTGCATCATAATAGCATCCAACAAATCATCTGTTTTCATTTTAACCTTAGTTTTTGCAAGGTATGAAATACATTCTGTTGCATTACTACCATAATAAAATAAAGAATTTCGATTAACATACTGAGGAAACCAATCTGCAATATCAGAGATTGTTGCTGCATACTGGAAGAAGTATTTTCTAAGACCATTCTTAACATTCCAATCTAGCATAAAAGTACCAATCTCACGCAGGTCTTTTTTATTACCCTTTACCAACCAATCTGCTAATTCTCTTGCAAGACGAGGAGCATACTCACATAAGTAATAATCACCACCCCGTTTATATTCGGATGGTGGTTTAGGAAATGCTGGAAATTGATATCCAACTGAAGAATAAAAAGAATTCTTTTCGTTTTTAATCATATGACACATCTTTTCAATACTATCGGCTCGATAAAGTTTTGATAATATTGTATTGTAATACCCCGACGGTCTTAATGAATAATTAATACCTGAGCCACATACACGATGTAAAATGAATATGTATAGCCATTCAGGTAAACCAAACTGTGATTGTTTGCCGGTCCAATCATGTGCTATAACATTCCTCTGTTCACAATAAAGACCGGCGCTCATCTTTTTCCAATACGGATGATCTTCTGACCAACCATAAAAACAATCATGTATAATCTGTGAAAATCCTGCATATGATCTTTCAACAACATCATATAACTCAATCTGCTCCATAAGGTCATCTCCTATACCAGATTGAGCATGTGGAATCATTCCATACGGAGGATCTTGTGAAACATTACATTTCTTCTGTTGTTCCTTGGCGAAATTATAATAACGAATAAATTCATTATAATATTCAGTTTTTTCAATTAAAGACATATTAATCTTTTTTGTAAGGGCGATTTAGAAAATCATGATCTAGATTTTGACCATTAATCTTTCCACGAGAATATGCAATTGCGAAAGATAGGTAATTAATTGCATCCTTAAAACTGTCTTCAAAAGATTCAAAATTAGGTTCATATGTAGGATCATTTGTCATGGCTTCAATAACAGATCGAGCTCTAAGAATCTTAGCATGTACAATATCAACAATTGTAGATACACCATTGAGATAGTAGTCGGCTTGTTTAATCCGCGAATATGGATTTTGATAATCTCGAGATTTTAATTTTTGAGTCTCAATACATTCTTTGAGAACTGTTACAGATTCAGCTTGAATTTGATTCATTTAGTTTTAGTTATAGAGATTTTAAGAAGCGATTTGGGACTCTTAGGTTCAACAATATGTGATATTATTTACTAAGTAAAGATAGTCTTCAATATATTTGAAATGACGTTCATATAAATGTAGTGATCCTACCTGCCAAGTAATGTTCCCTTTTAAGAGAGGATTATCTCCATTAACTCCATTGTAATCACTAATAAGAGAATTAAGCATATATTCCTGCCATGCATAATCATTGGCATATCCGAAGATGAGATCATTGCTCCTCATTTGCACAACTGCATGCATTTTACTACTACGAATTAGATATTGAACAGTATTTGTGCAAATAAAATCAGACATACCATCCTTATTATAATCAGTATGCATGGTAGGCCTTGTGTAAATCATGACAGCACGACGACTATGGGGATTAATAAGCAGTTCGTTAAGAACGTTTATATATTGATCTCCGTTTTTATATGAATCAACAAGGTATCCATAATTCGAATTGATGAGACCTTCAGGAGATGCGACTTCTTGCCAAATCTTAGGCGTAACACCGCGAATATCATTCACGTTAAGAGATTGAGATTGATACCATTCAAGTTCTCTCGCAATATATTCTATATTAGGTTTACCAAAAATAGCCGGTTCATCTGCAATAAAACTTGTACCAACCAATTCAATAGTTTTTACTCCGCTCTTATCAATTACAAATTCACTTGTTTGATACTTTACTAATAATTGGCGTCGTATTGATTCTACATTATCCATATGTATTTAATATTATACGTTATTTTTATCTAATAGTAAACAACAAAAACGAAAATAATTGACTCACTACTATAAACAAGCGGCTTAGGAAGATGGTAAAAATCCATGAGACTTTCAATTCCTTTATCTTATCGGATATTCTACTGTAGATGGTTGTAAGTTGTCTCAAACTATGGGTTATAACGACTTACACACGAAAGCTAGCGCTCTAACTGCCTCAGTTTCGAGAGGCCGATTTTTGTACCATCCACCAGTGGCTGTATCAATTTCCGAACAAAGAACAGCAATCTCGTGTGATGAAATTGGATACCCTCGGCGCATAGCCGATGATGCGATTGACACCATTATCTGATACATCTTGCTATACCAACCTGTTTCTGATATATGTCGATATTCAGCAATGAGTGTATGATTGACGAAAGGACAATCTAAGTATGACTTCCAAGAATATGATGTATTAGTCAGTTTCTCTTTTCGATATGCAATAATTCGTTCACGTATTTCTGGTGATAGACTATCCACTAATGAGTTTGAACTCATAGAAATGAATGGATGGGTTTCCATTAGCTCATTAGGATTAATCATAGAAGCATCCTTATGAGAGAATATGAATTGGTATGAATCTGGATATTGTGCCGGGATGTAGTACATTCTAGATAAATCCTTTGTTTGTGGATCACTCAATGATTTAAATTCCTTATTCAATGCATATACGAAATGACGAATTTTATTTGCAGGAACAGATGATAGTAAAGGAAGTACTACTCGAAATTTTGGTTTTTTGTATGTACTAGAAGATGTTGAATAACATACAAACCTATTTGTTTTAAATACAGCAACAGCATCTTCAAAAGGTGTATCATAATTATCAACATCCATACATGCCCATGACGCCCATTCTAAAACATTTTCATTTTTTCGGGTAGTACCTTCTTTAAAGATAGCCGGAGTAATTAAAGGAGATGCATTTTTAATGCGCTCTCCCTTTTTAGGTTTATATCCTGGTTCTTTAGATAGGTTATACAACAAAGTCTCAAACATATCCCAGGAATTAAAATCCATACGTCGATGGGTTTTATTATCAAAGATTGACGTAAAGATTGTTAATGAATACTTCATATTAGGTTGTATGATTTAGAGCAGTTTGAATTACTCCCAAGTTATCTTTATGACAAGGAGCCTGCCACCCAAACTCCTTGATAAGATCCGGTAATGAAAGTGGATTTGGTCTACTTGCTTTAATACCTACTTTTTTATTCATATTAGCAATCAATACTTTATTCCAGGCTGTTCTAAAGTCAACTCCAAGAAGATCTAACGTGCCTACGGCAACAACAACGAGGTCAATAATGCTATCAACAACTCCGTCTCCATCTTTGTCATCAATCGCTTTAAACCCTTCTGTAACTTCCTCTTGAAGGAATCGGAAGCGGAATGAAATAAATTCCTTAAGTTGTTCTGGACTAAGTTTTTCCATCGCTTGATGAATACCATAATAAGAGTGCATAAGATTCATATCATCTTGTACTACTCCTGGATTAATAATACTATTCTCATATTCATCATTTCTGATAAATGCTTCTTTTTTGTAACCCCATTTTATTTGTGCTTGTTCAATTGTCATCATATAGATATTATATATTTTATTATAGTGTTTGTAAATATAAAAGATATTAACAAAAGAAATCACTAAGATCAGATAATGGTATAGCCTTCCAGTTAATTGCGTCCAAAATTAATTGTAATGGGGAGATAAATGTCTTTTCGAATAATAAATCTCTATCTACATATTTGTCAAGATCAAATTCTGTTGGAAGTTTATCAAGGAACGCAATTACGTTTTCTCCTGTAGGATTGCCTTTACGAAGGAAGATATATTTAATACGATCACCTCCTTTAATATATTGGTGCTTGTTTGTCAATCCCATAGTTTTTATTAAGTGATTATACATGATAGATGCCCTACTATTCATAGGGGTTCCTTTGATATATGGAACTTTAATTCCATTTGCTCCTACCTTTTGAATATATTTTTTAATATTAGTAAGACCACGAGGAAATGCAATCTTTTCAATTGGTTCTTGTTCAAACTCTTCTCGAAATCGTTCCACCTCTGTCTGAATTTCCAATTCAGATGCTGCCATAAGAAGTTTAAATAACTTTTTAAATTCAGTTCGACAAATCTTAGGTGTTGAAGATTTAATAGCCTCAATACCTTTCATAACAAGTTTAGGTTCTTTATAGACTACCCCTTCACTTGAAATTACATTGAATATGTATCTTTTTTTCGCTTGGATAATTCCAACAGAACAAATTTTTTCTGTTTTCATAACCATAGTGTTCTTATATGTATTAACTTTCAAAGCTAATTCAGAATATGCTTTTTCAATAACAGGTTCTAAAGCACTTCTTCCAAAATCTAAAAGAAATTGATGAGGATCTCTTGGCTTGCATTTATCAACGACATCTCCGAGATGAGTGGCAATTGAATCAGTGTCGGACATAAGGATTCGATCATTAAAAGTAGAATCTTTTAATGAGGTTGATAAGAAATTATTTACGGCATGTTCAGCTGTTTGTACTGCTAATTGACCAGATAACGTAATAGCTTCTGCAATGTCAATATTATAATATCGGAAAAACCTATTTGAAAATGCTCCATAGCAGGAATTTAATCATTTATGTTAAGTATGATTCGTTAATTTCATACTCAGTATTACTACTGCTTATAGTTTCCTATAAGATCAGACTATATCTTCAACTCAGAGAGTTGTCATGCGCTTCCACTCACTTGAGTGTACTCCTTACGGATAGTCGTTGCACCTTCTATTTCTAGCTTGGCTCAGGATTAGCATATTAAAGCCTTCCCTGAATTCACATGAAGTTTACCTCTATATTGCTATAGAGGGTCCCATTAGTTTAGGATTTTAAGACCCATTTGTTCATTATTAAGTCGATCAATTTCAATTTCCAATTCTCTTTTTCTTTTTTCTATATTCATATTATTTTGTTTACGTTTTTCAAAATGATACCTGGTCATATTGCTAACTTTACTATGACAGTCGCAATGGGGACTTATCATTAACTTTAAATTTCTAGGATTATGCAGATACGGTGTGGTTTTTTAATATGATTTAGAGACATATCTGGGCATAATATGATGCTTTTATAAAAACACATCATACTAAATTCTCTATATGGGATTATTTTAACAATTCTAATTCTTTCTGAGCTTCAATCATTCGTCTCTTTACAAGAACTCTATTCATATAGATATCTTCCATAAGAGCTCCAAGAAACCCCTGTTTATCTCGTTTAAAGCAACAACCATTTGCTGCTATTGCTAAGTTTTCCTCAGGAGACCATTGTTTTCTATCAATATTTTCTAATATCTTTTCTGGTGTAATTCCCGGAACTTTCATATGAGGTACAATAGTTTCTGGGCTCATATTATATTGAATGATAGTATTTGGATATAGACTATTTAAATCATATGTCATTACCCAATCAAACCGGCCTTTGTGAGCTTCTTTAACATAACCTCCTTCATATTCAGTTTTAAAAGAAACTTCATTTTGAGGAATTGCAATACGTTTATTAGCAAGATATCTAAAGATAATAGCATCCCAAATTGCAACAGTTCCTAATGTATCATTATAATTAGTACCTGCATAATATGATAAAGTAAATACTAGATTGATTGTTCCTAGCTTTTCTTCAAGCTTTGTAATAAGTTCAATATCGACGAGATTGTATGAACAGTAGAAATCATAATCCTTTTCATATAGTTCAGTAAGATTTGAATAGCCAGATTCTCCATAATTAATCTTACCTTCTCCAAGGACGAGATCGGCAATAAAATCTAGCTTGTGTGACTCTTGTTTACCGTAAGTATTTAAACTGAATTTAATAAATAAATCAAGATAATCTAATTGTTGAACTCCACTGATATCAAAGAATGTACAGTCCTTGCCAGTTTTATCTATCTTAGTTCTTTGAGAAATATTATTCCATGGAGATAATCTTTTAGCTTCATCTGATCCTAAAACTCTTGATAATCGATTGATTAAATATGGAACATCATATAATTTTGTATTCCATCCAGTAATTACATCAGGTGTATTCATGGGGTCAGACCACCATGTAATAAAATCTGATAACATTTCGTGTTCAGAATCAAATTCTCTACGCTCAAGATTAATATGAGGAACTAGAGACTTGTCTTGATCGAAATGTTTTGTCCCCCACTGAATATAATGAGAATGAGTAGATGCTTTCAAACCGATGAGAGTAATTTCTTGATCGGCAACTGTAGACTCCGTAAATTCTCCCGTAGAAGAAACCATATTTTCTATATCTAGGAAGCAAATCTCAATTCTGCTTGACTTAAATTGAATCTTATCTGGAAACTTTTCTTGAATATATGATATGATATGCCGATCATTTCCATAAATCTTAAAAGACTTGATATCTTCATAAGTCTTTTGAAAGTTTCTACAATCACTCATTGACTCAAATTTCATTTCTTCAACTGGTGTACCTTCAAGTGTATGCCAAAGAGTATCTGAACTTTTTGCTTCGAGATACATTGTAGGCTTATACTTGATTTTATTGTAAATCTTTCGTCCATCTGCATCATATCCTCTATAGAGAATATTATTCATATGGCGGTCAACACAAGTGTAAAATTCAATCATGTGTTATTATAACATAAAGGGCTCACTCTGTAAATATCAAAGTGAGCCCTTTTTTAAGTTAGATTATAATTAGTATTCAATTGCAATATTGCGCGGTTTCTTTTCTTCAGGAATTTCCAATTTTAAAGAAACTCCAAGAATACCATTCGCTAATGTCGCATTTTCGACAATAACTTGCTCAGCCAATTTAAAAGATCGTTCAAATGCACGCGTACCAATCCCTTTATGAGAATAATTACGTTCATCTTTATCCGTCTTCTTGCCTGTTATAGTTAATGTGTTGTTTTTCACCTCAATGTTTAACTCATTCCCAGAGAAGCCTGCTACCGCAAGTTCTACGAGGAATTCATTGCCTTCATTTCCTATTCGCACAATATTATGTGGTGGATAGGATAAAGCAGGACCAACTGCGAGGGCTTGTTCAAATTCAGTAAAGAATCGTTCAAATCCGATACCGAAATTACTATTGTTTATGTATTTCATTTTTAACTTCAATTTATGCTAGTTATTTTGTTGGTTATTCTACACATGACCCAAAGGCATCATATGTTTTATGACCGCAACAACACGATCAGAAATTATTTCTTTACAAAATCCTTGAAACTCAAAAGCTTACGATTAGAAATGATCTCAAAGAAAGTCTTATTTTTTTCATTAGAAAGTTTGTGATAGCAAAATTCGACAGACGAATATATTGGAGTATAATGTAAAGTACTTTCTGCAGGAACTACCAATAAAGTTCCAGTTGTAACCATATCTCCTTTTTTAGGATCCCCGGTACGAATTGGATTCATGAAGGGATCCTTACTCGGGCTTTGGTTTAAAGCATCTAATAATCCCTTTGGGTTTGTTATATCATTATCTCTCAAATAGTTATTTACTATTTTCCATCTTGATTCAGAACTTTCTCGGCATTTTTTGATATAAGGATCCTTAGAATCTTTTACATATCCTAACATGGGCATATCAATTCCATGATTAGTACGTACTGCATAATTAGCTTCCTTGGTAATTTCTTTTAGATTGTAAATATAATCCCTAGGATAATCTTTAGTTGCCTTCTTTTTTCTGATAGTAAAACCTCCTTCAAGAAGATAACATATGTCTCTATTAAAAATGAAGGTGGCTCCAGCTAATTGTTTATTAATCAAATATTCTGCAGCTTTCTTAGGATCTTTTAATAATAAAGCATTACGAATTGCAAGACCGTCTGGAGATATAATAGGTTTTTTGGTTTTCTTTTTCAATAATATTTTTTTACCTTCCTTCTCATCATCAGCTACAGAAAAGGATGCAGATATAATTGATAAGCCTGTTTCATTTAAACCTTCAGTCCAACGAGTTGTCTGATCATCAATATAAAGTCTTTGAATTGAATCTCTATTCGAATTAATGATTTTAATGAAACACGGATAATTTCTATCTCTGCATTTGGCTCCAACAAAACCAATATCTTTTAAAAATTTCACAGCAATGCAGCACATATCTATTATTTATAAAAATAAGATCATTTCTTACCTATTGAATATTTTACGCGAAATTCCCAATTACATTTATCTTTATGTGGTACAATCTTAATTTTTTTTAAATCTGATACTGGAACAGCTTTCGATATATCTGCAATTTTCAATAAATTCCAATCTTGTAAAAGAACTGCAATGGTATTTCTGCGTGAAATATCTTCCTTAGTGATTGTAGTAATTTTACCATCTAGGGCAAACATCTCTTTAAAGGATACAATATAATAATGACCTCTCTTATGAAGTATATGGCAACTTTGAAATAATACATTAGGTTCTCGTTTAGACTCAATACCTATCCTAGAAAGAGTTTCCTTAACTTTTAGAAAGTTATCGGGAGTTTCCAAAATAATTTCAAGCATTATAGAGGAAGACCAGTTTATAACACTATCTTGTGGAGAATGATTCATAATAAGTAAATTTATTTATATGCAAAATTTGCATAGTTTTACTTACGATGTTGCTGCCGTCGATGCCTCGATTTTCTTGAAACTTTCGATGCTGCCCGTCTCTTAGAAAATCTCTTGGGAGATAAATTCTTTTTTGACTTGCATATCGGCTGAGCTTTGCTAAGTTTAATCTCAGGTTTGGAATTAAGATATTCCGAATTCATATGACTCCGACTATCTGTCGAGTTTGGATCATATGTTTCTATCATAGTACTATTATTCATGCTATTGCTTTCCTCCTTTATCAACTCTTTTCCGCAACACAATCATCTGATCTTCCGTTAAACATGGCAACGCAGCACGAGCTTTTTCTGCACTATAATTATACAATTCCATTAGAACTGCAACATCTCCAGAATTATCACTTGCTTTACCCCATTTTGCAAATCTTTTTTTAGGTCGAATAGTATTCCTTAAAAATTCATATTGCATTTTATGAGGAAGACCTGGATATGAATTTAATACATTTGCAAGGAGAATAGTGTCTGAAAAATTTGAGAAATTTCGATTGATTAGAAATGAATTGTATAATTTCTCAATTTCAGTTTTTGCATTTTCAGATTGATCTGCTGAGCAATCCTTCATTAAGTTTTCACCCCGAATCCCTTCATTGATATTAAATACAATATCAAAAACTCCAAAAGATTTAATCTTCGGAGGAAGTTGAGACTTTTCCTCTACTTTCTTTTTTGCAGCCATGATATAATTAGTGCTTCCAATTAATGCTTCCCATAATTTCTGTACAAGCCGCAACTAATTGTAACTCCTTATCAACTGTATTTTGTGACTTGAAACTATACTCTGCAAGAATTAGAACAGCACTAGGAATACTTGAAGCTTCAACATGTTCAGATAGAGCGTCATAGATTTTATGATATACAACTGTAGAATCTAAACTTGAATTAGTTGCGACCCATGAACGCATTTTTCCAAAGTCTTTTGTTTTCAGATACGTAATAAGTTCACCTAAATTCTCATCAGAACTTCCAACAAGAATATCAGATGTAATTTCCCCAGATACTGAATAACGTTGACATTCTCCCAAGACTCGACGCCAATCCGGAGCAAATTTAAGAATAAGTTCGACAAGGATTTTATCATCAGCACATTTAATATTTTCAGTTTTGAGAATAAACTTCATGCGCTTCATAAACTGCTGAGCAAGAGATACGATATCTTTTTTTGAAGGATTAAAATCAATTATAGTACAACGGCTTTGAATAGCATCTAAAATTTTACCTTGAAAGTTTGCGGTAAAAATGAAACGAGTGTTTAAAGCGAATGTTTCAATACTAGATTTGAGCGCCATCTGGAAGGCTGACGTAAGTCCGCAAGCTTCATCAATTATTACAACCTTAACGCCACCTCCAAATGAAACAGTTGATGAAAATTGAGTTATCTTATTTCTAAGGATGTCAACTCCATTTTCCGAGGATCCATTTATGAAGATATAATCCAATCCCATTGCTTTACACATAGAAATTGCGCTTGCCGATTTTCCGCAACCGCTTTTTCCAACTAAAAGCATATTTGGAATATCCCTAGACTTTACTATTTCACTTAGAGTATTTTTAATGCTTTGTGGTAAAATACAATCCTCAATTATTTGCGGACGATATTTTTCTACCCACAATGATTCATTTAAGTTAATTTTTTTCATGTTTTGTATAAATAGATTATATATTAAGTTATGTGATTTGTAAATAACCTTTCATATAAATAATATATACCCGAAGGTTTAACATGTAAAGATCCTTATGTTTATGGGATACGACACAGACCGTCCATGGAATTATATATAGAATCTAAATATTCAAAATTTACATGTGATTCTTCAATATTGATGATGAAATTTGGATATTTAACATCATCAGAATATATCAAAAAATACATTGAAAGGGACGGATTAGATTCATTTGAAATCTTATTCATTAAGCATTTTGCAACAGGTCCTGAAGCTATTGCATATGAAACATGGTCTTTTACAACAGTTAATGCCGCAAGACATCCTAGATATACAAATAAATCCAATGGTGGTATTTCATTTTATTGTATAACTCGTACCGAAGAGGCGAACCGCAAAATTACAGAATTTCAAAATAACAGTCCCTATTGGACTAATGGAACTGTAAACAAGCGAGCGAGAACATCTCCCGGACCTGATTTTTATAAAGGGTTTACTACATCAGAAGATTTTCATACAAGATTGCATGATATTAATATAGATATGATCTTATGGACTAATGGTACTATATCAACATATTCAAAAGAGTGTCCAGGTCCTGATTATATTAAGGGTCACCATGATCGTGAAAATATAAATCAAAAACAGAGTAAAGCTAAACAGGGTATGTTAGTTGGACCAATGGAACTATTAATAAATTTTGTATAGAATGCCCCGATTCTAATTATATATTAGGAATTACAGTGTCAGAGGCTTCTCTAGAAATAAGAAGAAATAAAAAACTTAATATAAGATGCTGGAATAATGGGATAATTAATATAAGCTCACTTGATTGTCCAGGAGAGGATTTCTCTTTAGGTAAGATAGTTTCAATTGAAGAAAATCAAAATAGAGCCAAAGCTAGAAAAGGTAAAAAACTCTATGATAAAGAAGGTGAGGGTCAACAATATTTCTTTGAACAACCAGAAGATACGGCATGGGTTCTTAGATAATCAAAATAAAAAAACTCTTGAAAGACATAATGATCTTTCAAGAGGCTATTTCGTATCTTTTAAGGCTGCGGCTTCGTAATCGCAGAATATAACTCCTTAACTTCTCCAACTTCAGCTTCAAACAATGCCACAGTTCTACTGTGAAACAACTTTGCTACCTTTCGCAGTGTTTTCTTTTCTAGCTCGAACGCCGCCGAACTTGTGTCAATGATCTCCTTAATTTGCTCTCTCGCATCGTCAATCTTCGACATCTCTAGAGAGATTTCACGAATAGAATCAAGAATTTCTTGGTTCTTTTTAGGGTCTGTTAGATCAATCATATATGTTTATTCTTGATGTTGTTTGAGAAATTCTAAGGCTTGGGAAGTAATATCTTTCATATCATTTGTTGTAACGTTCATAATTTCTTTATAGAACACTTCAAAGGCTTCTTCTTTACTACGTGTAACCTCTAAATCTTGTACACGTTTTAGACTATATGTAACAATAGTGTTATCCTCTTGGCCGATAACACTAATCATAGGCATGAATGTATTGCAATCTATAAAGCGAAGAATTCTAAATGGTGGTCTAGTTTCTGTTAGGAGTTTACGGCAATGATCTTGGAGATGATCAATTGCTTCAAGGACAAGTTCCTTTTCTTCTTCTGTTGATGCAGCAATTTCAACTTTTCGCAACAATTCAAAAACAAAATTCTGATTAAATAATCCCGGATGAATTGGATCCATATCAACTTTAACAAGTAATTGATTATCCTTTTCACGTAATGTCATTACTCCGAGACGCCGCTGATGATTATCGACTGAAATGATCTTATACGAGTTTTTCATATTAATTGGTTAGTTTATAATCAGTATCTTCAACAAGCCCATTAGCTTTCAAAGTCATCATCGCTTGAGTAATAGCACCTGTCGTGAAAAACTTCAAAACAGTTTCAGAATCAAATGAATCAAAGCAGACATTTCCAATAAGACAAGCTTTTGCAATGTTCAATGATTGTGTATTCATAAATTTAAGAAATAACATAATAATTATAGATAGAAGGGCATATCAATATAAAATCAATATGCCCTTCTGGGTTAGCCTCTTAGGCTTTAACTCCCGTGAAATCGATGGAAATTACATTTGATTCTTTTTCTGAATTCACGGTATCTAATGTAGTAGGTACTTGTTCAGTATCAGAAGAATCGTCTTCATTCTCTTGAACTGGTAGAAATGCACGAAGTCGTTCAAAGAACGCTCCAACCACACTAAATTCCTCAGGAGCAATTGCTCCACGTCGACTAACTGTAGAAATAATGGAAACCATTAATGAGATATCTTCTAGACTAAGTGCTACTGTATTTTGTGTTTCTTGTGTCATATTATGTTTTGTTTTTGTTTATTGTGAGATTTTATCAGAATCGAGAAGGATTAATACGTTGTTTTGGAGCAATACTTGGTCCGCCAGTTGGTGTTGCATTAATGTTCACATCAACTTCTTCAGAAAAAACCAGCTGTTCAATATCAAGGGTAATACAATCTGTAGGCATACCATCTTTCAATACTTTCGGCTGAAAACTTACCCTTCGACCAATGCGATACACAAACCACAACTCCAGATGCTCCTGTAATTTTATCAGTTGCAAGATGGCCTAATTTCAATTCGTTTTTCATAATTATTAGATAGTAAATGTTGAGCTTTTTTCAAGAGCAAGATAATATTGTACTGGAACTGTTGCATGAGTCCAATGAGAAATCAATTTGGATGAAATATTAACAGTATAATCTCCAGAAATTACTTTCAAGTTTGAGATTAGAAATTCAAGAGAGAAAACACTTTTGCAATCATTATTTTCATCAATAAGAATATCAAAACTATTAGCTGAACTATTCTTGGGATCCATCACTGATAATGAAATTACGCCATTATCTCCCTTGATTGAAACCACACTGTGCGATAATGCACTTGCAGCTTTTCTGACTTGCGCAATATCTTCTGCAGTGATCGTAAGTGTCAGATCAGATGCAGGCATTTTTACCGCTGACTTTGGAGTTGTAAGAATACTAATATCTGCAAATCGGAAATTAGCCTTACTACGACCACACGAAAATTGAACCGAGCTTTCGTTAAATTCAAGTTCCGGGGAATCTCCAGTAAGATTATAAATTGCTAGGAATTCATTCAAAGAATAAATACCAAATTCTTGTGGAAAAGAATCTGTAAGTTCTGCAATTGAAATCACATTCTTCGCTTCAGAAATTGAAGAAATAGTAGAGCCTTGCTTTACTACAAGATTTTCATTGATTGTACTAAAATTCTTGAGAATATCTAGAGTTTGTTGAGATAACTTCATATTTTATATTATTGAGTGTTTATGTTAAAATTATTATATACTATTTTGAGAGAATTGTAAATTACTTTGTTATATTTCCGGGATGAGATAGTTCATACAGAAACATCAGATTACACAATGCATGAGCTAAATGAGAAAACCCTGATTCTGGATCATTTGTTTCTCCGCGTTTCCATGCCCAAAGGTGTCTATTGATTGCAGCAAAATATCTCGTTTCTCCATTATCGACATGCCGCCAATTATCTGGAGAATATTTTGCGGCACCATGTGTAAGTACGGCTACCATAGAATCCAGCGCAAAAGGAGGAATCAAATCATACCGATGTTTTTCGGTATCATATTTAATTCCAACTTCTTTTATCGGTACTGCAGTATCTTTGCTTTTCATTCGGGAAAATTTGTAACTATATTATTGATCAAGTTGAATTATAAAGGATATAATTGCTGATTTCTATTTCATAATATAGAGACTCTGTGATGTTTATCTAAGAAGGAGACGGTATTGCACACCACACACAATACCGTCTCCTATTTTACCCTACCAATTAGTAATTTTCGCCAAGGGAATAAACTGTGGTAGTTGTACCATCGCGAAGAGTACGGCGGCTAGAATTGATTTTGATGCCATGCTCTGTGCGCAGTTTATTCACTACACGCTTCGGATCCTTGACTGCTACCGACTTTGCATCGGTTGCAGCCAGCTCATTTCCCGCAGCAAGGAATGCATACACAGATTCCTTTTGGGTGTACTTCGAGAGTAGAGCGGTCAACTTCTTAGTTTGTGGCTTTGTCATATCGTTTTTTATTTTTGTTGTTTTTGTTTTATGTGAGATAGTATTATAAACTATTCTTTATGATTTGCAAATAAAATTTTGATTAAACCAGAACTTCATCCAAAGTATCAGTTTCTGCAACTAGTTCCATACTTTCTGAATTATCAGCTTTGATTAGATTTGCATCAATTTTCTGATAAAGATCCAAAAAGGCTTCACGGACTTCGACTTCAAATCGAGCAATACACATTGAGATTGCGATAAGACGATCTTGGAAAACCGAATATGTTTTTGCAATATGGCAAAGCCGACGAGTGCTAATCAGTTCGTCAACACCTTCATCTGCATAAGTTTTGCGAATAACTGAAGACCATGAGACCAGCTTATCAGTAAATTCTTCATCATTACAACCATAAGCTTTCATGTGTTTTGCGAGAATATTACGCTCGATCTTAAACCCAGGATATGGTTGATCGATTGTGGCGACAAAGCGTTCAAGGAAAGCTTCATCAATAATAGTCGCTGCGGTATAATGATTATCATCACCATACCCACGACCCTTTGTATTTGCCGTTGCAATAACATTGAATCCTTGGGCTGGATGAATAATTTCTCCAGTTTGAGGAATCATAATAGGTTTGCCTTCAAGTGCCCCATTTAGTGCGAAGTATGCCTTATTATTTCCACGGTCAATTTCGTCGATTAGAAGAATTGCTCCAGCTTCCATAGCTTTTACCAAAGGTCCTTTATGGAAAAATGTCTCTCCATTAATAAGTCGAAATCCTCCTAAAATTTGGTCATTATCAGTTTCAGGTGTAATTTGAAGTCGAATATATTCACGACCAAGCTTTGCACAACATTGTTCCACAGAAATAGTTTTGCCTCCCCCGCTTAAACCAAAAATATACACAGGAAAGAACATACGAGATTCAATGATTTTCTTGATATTCTTATATTCTCCCCATGCAACAAATGTTGGATCGATTGCAGGTACAAAAACGCCATTATTTGAAATAGACACTATTTTTTGAGCTTGATCTGAAACCAATCCAGCACTTAATTCAAGAACTTTGGAGGTTTGTACTAGTTTGGTCACCGTTTGAAGTTTTGAAACTCGCTCCTTACGTTTACGATTTCCAATATTTGGAATATTGGAATCATCCAGAAGAGGCGTGATATCAAATCGGCCACGCCCAACCTTGAATTTATCAGGCATGAAAATTTCCTTGATTTGGGCAAATGTCAAATCATGTTGACGAGCAACTCGATTAATATCGTTATAAGAGATAAAACGAGTGACCCCATTAGAGAATAATTCATTCAGTACATTTTTAACTTTATCGGTCATGGTGTGGTGTGTCTTTTATTGGTGACGACTTATTGTAGCACAATTTTCAGGGATTGTAAACAAAAAAGTTCATATTTTCTCAATTTTCAAGCAATAATTTCAATGAATTTGTCAAGAAAGACTCGAGAAATTCGTCTTTCCTTGTTGAATTTGGAGAATTCCTTTGCCAATTTATTTTGAGAAGAAGTATCTCCGAAGTTTCCGTCATCGGAAGAAAGCTCTGATGTAAACTCTTCTTTATCTGAAATATTCAAAGAATTTCCTTTATCAAAAACGAAGTATGCATCATACCGATAACCATTTTCAATAATCATACATCGCTCTTTTTTAGCGGATACATTATTCTTTTTAAAAATTTCCACACATTCATAATAAGGAGTAATAACTCCTTTTGAGGAAGAATTTCGAATAGCGTTAATTGCAGTTTCTTTGTAAGATCTATCATTATTGGCAATGAAGAACCCAGTCACAGTGGTGTTACAAGTAACTTTAAGATTTTCAATCAATTGAGCATAAAGATTATAAAGTACATTTTCACAGGCATATTCTGGATAAATCCTAATTTCTTTGCCGCCATTGATTTTCAATTTGGTGGGAGCAGCCCGAGATTCTTTTTTCAAAGGTATAATATGCTCATTATTATCCTTGGTGATAAGCATTGAATGAGCAGCCCCATCAGAAAGAATCAAAGTATTCATCTTTTGAATATTATGTTTTGCTCTAAATCTTTTTACTAATTCATGAGCAATAATAATAGTTTCATAGAGAGGTGTCATTCCGAGAATTTCGTATTTACCGCCAAGTGGCATTGTAATAAGATTAACTTCTTTCTTATGCAACCCTGAACCAAAAGCACACGATTGAGCTTTGAGTTCTTTTAAAGCCAAATCATAATCAGCTTTTTTCATGGAAGAATTGAGCAGCTCGAATAATTTAACATGATTGAATGAAATATTATATCCCGGGATTGTTTCCTCTTTATTATAGTCTGTGGCGTAAATATTTCCTCCAGTAAATCCATAAATTTCGAACGGAATTCCAACGGCTTTACAAAAGAGAACTAGTTGTAATGTCTGATCAATAACACTGGTTATTGTACATCTCATTGATGCGGAGTAATCAATAAAGAACATCATGCCGTGATTCTTAGCATCAGCCAAATTCGTGATACTCTTAAAAAGCCGATCCGTAAATTTATAGGAGTAAAGTCGCTTTGCATCAAGTACACCACAATTTGATTGTTGTGCTCGGCTATATTGAAAAACCGCCTTCTTACGTTCAAATTCCTTGACCAGAACTTCCAGATGTTTTTTAGATGATTCCTTGAATTTCTTCCAATCTTTCTTCACCATATCGGAATTCATAATTCTTTCATAATTATACATATCAGCTCTCCGACTAGCCATAATTTCTTTGATAGGAACAATTGTTGACATCATATCTTTCAAGTTGGGTTGATTTCCGACATGATAATCTGTAATAATCTCCTTGAGAGAATCTAGATTTTGAGAAAGCGCATCGAGTGTATCCGCTTGAAATTGATCTTGCCCAGAATAATCTGGTTCCCAATCAGAGCCTGTCACATTTCCAGCAGCAAGTGAAGAATCTGGTTCCCAATCAGAGCCTGTCACATTTCCAGCAGCAAGTGAAGAATCATTAGACTTCTCAGAATCTTCATCTTCTTCAAGATTCTCTATACCGTTATTTGTAGGATCTTGTTCATCTTCCGATTTAGGGTTTTTTTCGACTTTATTTTTCGCGGACTTCTCAGAATCTTCATCTTCTTCAAGATTCTCTATACCGTTATTTGTAGGATCTTGTTCATCTTCCGATTTAGGGTTTTTTTCGACTTTATTTTTCGGCTGCTTTTCTTTCGCGGGCTTCTCAAGTTCAGTCTTGATCATTTCGTAAATATCTTTACAAATCTCAATGACTTCATCGAAGGTTTCAGCAGCGTAACACCGATCATAAATTTTCTTTTCTTTTATAGAAAGAGGAACCTCAATTTGGTTACCAATCTTCCCGTGAATATTAAGCCGATCAGCGAAATTAAGTTTTCTTAGATCAGCGCCTTTAATTTTAAAGAAATCTTTTTCAATAAATTGCCGATAACCATCTTTGAAAGAATGCACAAGACCAGGATAATTCCGTTGAATCATGCGCTCAATCCGAATATCTTCTACAATATTCATAATTCCGAATGGAATTTTCGAACAGGTAGTTTTAAACTTTTCAATATCTTCAAACGAAGTATAAAGAGCATGCCCAACCTCGTGACCAACTAACAAATCCGATACCGACTTAGAGTCAGTATTCCAAGTGGGAAGTCCTAAAAGACGCTTCTTAGGATCAAAGAATGCTGTGGAATAATTACCAACAGAAACAGTAATATTCTCCTTAGCCAGAAGTTTGGCCAGAAGTTTTTGGGATTCAGGATTAATCCTTGCTCTGGTAGTTTTGGTTTGTGGTGGTGTAATTTGCATGCAAGGGCAATTTATCACAAAATCTAGAGCTTGTAAACATAAAAATGATTAAATTTTGAAGTTTTTTAAGCCGTTCATTTGCAACGACTTATGGAGACGAAAAATAAGCAGCTTTAAACGACGTTTTTAATAGGGAAACCCACACGAATCCGAAAAAACTACAAATTCTCATTCATAACTCATTGATTTGCAATGGATTATGACGCAGAAACCTTGACCTTTTAAGAAGATCTGATCTTTTTCAAACTGCGTCAATTTCCTTCAAGAGTTTCATACACTGAGAAATTTCCAGGCTTGGTCACATTGATTCTCCGATTAAACCTAGAATCAGAAACTTCTGTTTTATGACTAATAATGAATACTCTTACGGCAGGATCTAAAGAATTTAGAATAGACATAAGATTTTCAATTCCAGTTTCATCTAAAGATCCATCAAAAACTTCATCGAGTATTAACAAATTTGTATCGCTACTATTTTTCATCTTCGCAATAGCTCGCCATGAAAATAATAAGGCTAGATTAATTCTACTGCGTTCGCCTTCTGAAAAGCTTCCATAACTAAATTCATCTCGATGCCTTGAACGAATAGTTTCTGAAAAGTTTTCATCTAATTCAAAGCTGATAAAGAAATCAAGAATTTGCAGATATTGATTAATCAACTTATTCATGACAGGAAGATATTGACGAATAACCTTTGTTTTAATACCTGTATCCTTTAATAATTCTGCTATAACTTCATTATAGGTTTTGGTTTCTTGTTGTACTAATTTAAGATCTACGAGAGTATCACGTGCATCTCTAAAGTTTGATAAATCAGTTATCACAGCACTAATATCAATCTGATCTATCGTAGAATCCTTGATTTTATTCAGATCTACAATTCTCTTTTCAAAATTAGATATGAGACTTTGATTAGATCTAATTATATTCTGAGATTTTAAAAGTTCACTTAATTGATTTTCAGCATCGGTTAAAGATTGTATAGATTCTTTTAAAGATATCGAAAGTTGTTCATAACCTTCTTCCAACTCTTTCTTCTTATTTGTACATTCTCCAATCTTTAAATTGCGTAGATTATCATTAATCACTTGCGAACAAGTTGGGCATTTTTTATTCAATTCATAAAAATGATAATCATCATCTATTCGTTTGATATTATCGTTAATCTGTAATTCATATGATTGCAATTTTATCTTATTCTTATTTGTCTTATCAAACTTAGATTTGATCTTGCCGTAATTCTTATCATAATTATCAAGAAGAGAATCATTGTTTGCTATTAAAGCTTCAATTTGTTTTTTTAAATCTAGAATCTCCACATCATATTTGATAGATGCTGAACTTGCAATACTTTTCAGATTGTCAATATGAGTATTTTGTAAAGTAATCTTATCCTTTATACTACTCAATTGATATTCTGTATCTTTAATATTATCTTTGAGTTTTGAATGTTGCTCCTTGAGAATAACATTCATCTTTGAAAAAATACCGATATCCAATAAATCTTCAATAACTTCTCTTCTATTACCAGCACTCAATTGCATGAATGGTATAAAGTTACCAGATCCTAAAACAACTATCTGATGAAATGTTTTGTGATTAAGTTTGAGAATATTAGTTTCAAGCAGCTTTTGATAATCTCGAACATGGGATTCCTGATTGATCATTACTCCGTTACACCATATCTCAAAAATATTTGGTTTGATTCCTCGTACAATTTTATAATCAGAAACTCCATTGGAAAACTCAAGAGTTACTAATAGATTTTTACAATTAACACTATTGACTAATTGAGATTTATTAATACTTCTATGAGGTTTTCCGAAGGCTGCAAATGATAAACCGTCAATCAATGGACCACTTTTTCCATTACCATTTTTTCCAACTATCAAAGTAGTTCTTACTTCATCTAAATGAAATACAGTAGGAGTATTTCCAATACTTAGAAAATTCTGTACAGTTAATGTCTTAAAAATAATCATAAGGTGTCTAAATTCTGAGCTTCTGTATATAACTCCTGCAATCGGATTTTAATTCGATCTTTATCCAAATCAGTTTCAACTGATTCAACATAGGAATTTAATAATGATGGTGTATCCGACAAAGCAATAATATCATCTTCTACATTTTCCGAATTATACTCTTGCAGATTTTCTACTATTTTATATTCAAAAGGATTGGTCGCGATAACCTTATCAAGAAATTTCTCAAATATGATTGGATCTTTCTTGGCAGCCACTATTATCTTAACAAATCCATTTTTAATGTGAGAAAGATTTACTCGTAAAATATCTTCTTCGGATAAAATACTATCATCGTATATTAATCTATGATAGATACAATTCTTATTACGAATCGATTTTAACTTGCGTGTTTCAGTATCAAGAATATGAAAAAACTTTGGATCATTACAATCCGACCAGGTTTGTTCAAAAGCCACACCAAGATAATGAATATTTCCTTTCGAGGACTTTGTGTGATAATGGCCAGATAAAACCATTTCAAATCGTGAAAATATACTCGCATCCATGCCATGAGATGCGGCACCACAACCTTTCATCATTTCAAATCCTGATAATTCAAGATGAGCTCCAATAATAGGAGCTGCGCATGTTTGAATGAAATTTAAAGTATCGTTATAATTCTCTTCATTGATCCATGGAATTAATCCAAGTTTTAATCCGTCATAATCAAGTACAGTTGGTTCCATGTAAATATTAACATTGTTTGGACAATACTTGAGAATCTCTGTGAGAGAACAGAGTGAATTTGTTGTTCTATAAAAACAGTCATGATTACCTGGAATGATATCCATGATCATTCCATATTCAACCAACTTCTCCAGAAACATTGTTCTGTTGCGATTCAGAGCTTTATAGTTTACGTATCGTCTATGATCAAAGTAATCACCAAGATGAAGAATCCTTTTAATTCCCTCCTTTAACAAATAAGGAAAGAATACCTCGGAATAGAATTGTTCTGCATAATTAAGAAAAATATCAGATCCATTCTTAATTCCCAGATGTGTATCTGTGCAAATTGCTAATTTCATACACCTTCTTCAATATCTACCATATCATAATCAAATAATGCAGCAAGAGGATGAACTTCCTTCTTTGCTGATCGTCTTGTTGACATTCGTTTTGGTTTGGAAATCTCAAAAATAGGAGCTAGTTCATTTTCTATTTTATAAAAAGTATCGTTTTTTTGTCTAATTCTTTCTACCATACTTTCTCCCACCATGGAATGCATATCAGAATTTTCATCAAAATCTGCAAATGAATCAATACCTCCATGTTCAGTAAATTCTTGCTTAATTTTTGTCTGCTTCTTTTCTTTTTCAATTCGACGCAAGAATGCAAAAAATGTCATTTGTGTAAAATATGAAAATGGATTAGGCTTTCCGGTTCTTGTAGGTGTTGACTTGTCATAATTGAGAATAGCTTTTAAACAATTCTCAACTCCATCCATAACCATATCTTCCCTATAGGTATAGGAAGTAAATGAAGGGGAACGGGATAAACCATTACAAATTTTAAGAAAACATTCCGCAATATAATTTGGTACCATGGGAGGTTCTAAACCTTCTGCAATAGCATTCTTAGCTATTGAAACATAATCACTTACGGCTATTGAAAATTGTTCATTATCCACGTAATCGGCATCGTTTTTCTTTCTAGTCTTCCTGGTCTTTTGTTTAGATTCTATTGATATTTCCATAATTTCATTATACTATAAGATATGAAGAAAGTAAATCATTTTTTGTTATATCTAATCAAATTTATTTTTAGATTTGATCATTTTTTGCTTTACATCAATTTGAAAAACCGTTATAATTATTATAGAAAATATTAAAAATTCAATAAAAATTCTATGTGAATCATGTTGAAACCAATAAAACAAAATCAATAAAAACTTAATAAAATAACCTGAAAATATCCCGAAGGGATAGCAGCAGGCTAATTTAAGTAACATGATATCTTATAAAACATTAATTATCCCTTCGGGATCATCCTACGGATGAAGTTCAAGTAATAATTACATTACTTCTTCCAATTATCTATAACTGATTTAAAATAGTCATCAGATTCCTCCAAAGAATCATTGGATTGTTTATTATCTAGTTCTAATCCTTCAATCATTAATTCCAATTGATTATAAATTAGTTGATCACAATAGACCTTCTTGAGTCTTATATCAGCTATAGTTTCAGATTCAATCGCAGTTGAACTTAATTTAATACATGAACTATTTTCTATTACTGGAGGAACCAAGGTAATTATACTTTTCTTACTCTCTTGATCATAAGATTTAATAAATTGTAAAGGTGAATGTAAAATAATCCTTTTATTTTCGTCAAACTCTACTTCTCCTATTAATTGTCTGCCAGATATAGTTGTAAACACTCTAACATCAAGTTTATTAACATATTCTAAAAGTTCTTTACTCATTATGGTAGATCTATTTCAAAAATTTTATAATCAAATTGTTCTCTATTGTATATATCAATTCTTTCTTTGGCATGTTTCATAGTGAAGTTTTTCTTTGATTTCCATGAGAAGTTATCGGATATATCATAAAGAGTTGTTGATTTACCGTTATCGGATTTTCTAAGACCTCTTCCAATTGATTGAAGAACCCTTACTTGAGATTTAGTAGGAGCTGCAAAAATAATAGTATGAATATTTTTTAAATTCGTTCCCGTTGCAAAAACCACAGATGCCAATATGATACAATTACTTTCTTTATCAGCAATAGCTCTAATTTCTTCTCTTGTCTTTGCATTGACTTCTCCGGATACATAAAAGATTTTTCTATCGGGATAATTTATTGAAGCTATATCACATACCTTTTTATATAGAGGTTTCCCGTGATCTTCAATCCGATTGAATAAAACTAATGTATTACCCTTTTGATCTATGGCTAACTTAGTGATAAAATCATTTCTTCCAACATGACTTATAATAGCATTGATTTCATCTTGATATTCCATTTTTGATACAATCTTTTTAAGTTCATTATTATGATTGAGAACAAGACATCTAATTTTCAATTGAGCAATTGTATCAGAATCCATTAACTCTTTTGTTGTAATAACTCTATTGACTGGACCAAAGTTACCAACAAGAACTAGTTCATTACATTTAGCTCCATCAAGAGTACCTGTTGTGCCAATTCTATATTGAGCGTTGGTTAGATTATTCATGATAGTATTAAGACTTTTTGCGACTGCGAGATGTACCTCATCACAAATTGCCATACCAAATTTCAAGAATTGATTTCGGGGTTGTGTATGGATGGATTGCCACGTTGAAATTAAAATTCTTTGTGAAACATCTAATTTCTCTTGACCTGAATAAATCAAATGAATTTCAGATTCAACATCAAAATTGTCATCACTTGAACTATAATCTTCAAAGTCTAACTTCATTTGATGACAAAGTGAAACTGATGGCACAATAATTAGTATTTTTTCATTACAATTATCTAGATACCATCGAATCAAAGTATAGATAATTAGACTTTTACCAGAATTATGATGAAGTATTCCATTTTGATAATAGCATTCTTTATCATAATCTAAACTAAAATCATACCAATCTTGAGGAGGTACTGGAATAATTTTAGATATTCTTGAATTTTTATGATCTAAAATATCGTGTACTTTTAAAGATTCTAGTGTAACAAATTTACCTTCTTTTTGAACCTGATGATAATCTGATCCTATAGTTTCAGTACCATCGCTAAACTCAATCTTTCTTCCCGGACCATATTTTTTGTATGCTCCTATAACAGATTTCCATCCATCTGGAGTCGGAAATTTTATAATAATTCCATTGTTATATTCATTATACAATTCCTTAAACTTATAATAATAAGGAGATTTATTGATTTCTGCAATGATTTCTGTATTACCATCAAGACAAGCCGTAGGACTTAAAGTTAAACTTCGACCTTCTTGAATCGCATGAATGAATGCATCTAATTGGTAATCACGCATTTCCACAGGTTCTCCTCGGACTGTAAGTTTTAAAGACTTAATGTAATCTATAAGAGATTGTCTAGTTATGACAGGTTTATTACTAACTTCTTTATCAATATCAAATGTATAATTTCTAACTTCACAAAACTTAATAAGTTCGAAAAGTAGTCCATACGGAAGTAATCTTGTTTGAGCTGAAAAGATAGAAATTTTTCCTGACCATAATTTAGCTTTAAACTTTGGATGAAATCTAGCTCCCGGTACTTCAAATGTAAAGTATTCATTAATTTCCTGAATAATGCTAGAATCATCTGAGTTAATTCTCAAATGAACTTCATTAACTTTTGTAATTTGAATATCTTTCATATATTAACATCCAGCCATAAATTTCTGTGCATCAAGAATAGTTTTAATTGTGGAATGTCTCCATTTAATAGTATCCATAATTTCTTTAAGAGCTTCCACAACAGTAGTTTGATAATCCATTTGAATTTTCAATTTTGAAATATCTGGATCAGTAGAATAAAACATATCCATATCAGATTTCAAGGGTTTTACAAGTCCGTTAAATGGATCATATGGCCAACCAAACTTATCCATTTCCTCTTTAGATAGTTTACCATTATAATATAACCATTTATCTTTTTTAAGAACTGCCATAGTCCAATCTAACTTTTTTAATTGAAGCTTTGCTACTGAATATAGTTCAAGATACTTTGCATGAAGCAAAGCCGATTTAATTGCAGTAGTATCAAGATTCTTAGGATCTATCTTGGAGTCATCTGCCCAAATTGTGATAATTTCATTCAATGTCATATATTATATATGGATCATAAGATTATTGTTTTGTCAACCATGCTTTATAGTCTAATTTGACTAGATTATTAAAACAATAAAAATATCCACCAACTTTTTGCGGAGCTCCTTCTAAAGATGTAAGGTTATTATCATCACAATAAAAATCTCTACCAACTTTTTGCGGAGATCCTTCTAAAGATGTAAGGTTATTATTATCACAATTAAAATTTCCACCAACTTCTTTAGGAGCTCCTTCTAAAGATGTAAGTTTATTACTAGAACAATAAAAATTTCCACCAACTTTTTGCGGAGCTCCTTCTAAAGATGTAAGGTTATTATCATCACAATAAAAATATCCACCAACTTCTTTAGGAGCTCCTTCTAAAGATGTAAGGTTATTATCATCACAATTAAAATTTCCACCAACTTCTTTAGGAGCTCCTTCTAAAGATGTAAGGTTATTATCATCACAATTAAAATTTCCACCAACTTTTTGCGGAGCTCCTTCTAAAGATGTAAGTTTATTACTAGAACAATTAAAATTTCCACCAACTTCTTTAGGAGCTCCTTCTAAAGATGTAAGTTTATTACTAGAACAATTAAAATATCCACTAACTACAATATCAGATAGATTTGGTAATATATATTTAGATTTAATTCTTATATCTCCTTTATATATCCCATTAACTAGTTC